CAATTTCCCAATCGTATCTTTTAAAGCAACGTAGAAAATCCTTTCCCACATCTATTTCAAAAAATTCTTTGTTGTCAGTAGGGAAATTGTCATAGAATGCGCCGTGACCTAGACAAGGATCACACCAGCTATCACCCACCGCCGCCGGTATCTTTTTAATAAGCTGAACAGCAACGGCCCTTGGTGTGTAAATTCTATCCCTATCTGAGTGTGCATGTTTTGGTGCTCTCATTTAATCCCCTCCAAAATTGATTTATTCCTATAAAAGATTAATTTGATAAACAAATCTTGAAAGCCCCTCCAAAATTCCTTTATTTTAGATAATCAGACAAAAGCTTTTCCCCTGTCGGCTTATAATAATCCGGATGGTAAAGCGTGGTAATTGATCCAGATTCGGAACACTTCAGGCAAGTCTTTAAAAAAAGATTCTTTGTGATTGCAACAACCTTTCCCAGATTAACACCATTATCAGGTCGAATAACTGAATCGCCAATCTTAAACCTAAACCCTTTAGGAATATGGTCCCTTGACAGTAATTCTTCCGGTTGAAATCCCTTTAGTTCCTGTGTATTAATCTTTCTTTTAATTTCCCTATAATGATTATCAACCAGGCCCCAAATTTTTAACTCGACAAGTGGATTAAGCAAAACATTGCTTTCAAAGTCATAAAGCTGACGTGGAGTTATATCAAGTTCTTCGGCAACCTCAGCCACTGCCAAACCAAGATTTTTTCTTAGACTCTTATATTTAAACCCTCTTTTCTTCATTACATCCCTTTCCTATTTCAATGGTAAACTTGCAGGGCCTTTTCCACCTTTTGCAATAGACCCCTCAAAATCAGGGGGCTCCATAACCCGCTTGACGGCTTTTGACACTGCCAATCTCTGAACATCTAACCAGACCCCCGGTTCAATATTCCCGTCTTTGCTTAGCTCTACTGGAACCACTAACGCTTGAATGCATCCATAGAGGTCAAACGATATTGAACTAACCACCCCTTCATACTCGGTGACTTTGTCTTCAACCTTATAACCCAGTAATGCTAGATGTCCCTCAATAAACGACACACTGTTTTCACATTTCTTTTTCATGTTAATTCCCCCTTTGTAAGTTGTTTAATTACCGGCCGTTTGATGGCCTTTAATGCTGTCGGGCAATTCTGGTGCTACATGACGGCCATTTAATAAAATCCTATAATCAGGATGAAAATAATTATAAACGTCTGGAGATACTCTTACAGCTACGCCGTGCAAATATGCCTTGCTTGTAGGTCCGCCACTGTTCCGGGCATACCCGATACAAGAGCCACCACTGTAGGCTTCCTGACTTCCACTCATTTTTCCACCCGTTGCACTTCCACCTAAACCAATGGTGCTTGACACCATGCCGGGGGTAGAACTTGCCTTTAAAATCACCAAGACATTGCCGGTAAACTTGGCAGTATCCTCAACGGCCCTGCTGAAACAATCAATCGTCGTCTGATTTCTTTTACCATAAACAGTAACCACCCCCATAACTTTATATGGCAGGACTTTACCCTTGAGAATCAAAGGATTGTATCCATTCAAGACCTTAATGCAGTTCGCCTCTTTTTCGTTCTTATCTTTTACCGGATTAGTCTTGTCCGCTCGCTTTCTTTCCTTCTTAGTAAGAACTGCTTTTGATATGGAAGACACCTTTTTATTTCTCAAGTTCTTGGCCTCTTTCACAGTCCATTCAACCCGACTCGCTAATAAGAAAGGAAGAATAGTCCGTGACTGGTCATTCCAATCTTTAGGAGTCTCCCCAAACCATGGCTGAGTCTCAGTTACAGGAGCATTCATGGGGTTTAGATGCGTATTCACCCGGCTGACAGAATCAGCTGGCATTTGAACTGGACCAATTATATTTAAACTCATTTCTTGCTCTTGTCGGGCTGCTGCCGACGTAGTCTGTGAATCTTCTGCAAACGCCGCCGGACTAAGCAAACCACTCAAAACCAAACTAACAATACCCATATTAAAACATTTTTCTTTAAACATCACTTCCCCTTTTCTATTAAAACTGTTTTTCCATCTCCAATTTCTTGGTCACGTCCTCCACCAATGTTAGACCCTCTGAATTTTTCAAGCAGGCGTATGTATTTTGCCCCGGGGTCATTTCTCCAATAAATTTTTTGTCCTCCTCGGTCAAAACTAAAACAATCATTTCATCTTTTGAGTCAAACCACTCACCCTGAATAATGACCCTCATTTCTTACACTCCTATTACTTACGGTTTAAAACCCTTTTAGCAACATCGAACGAATAATCGTATAGGTGGAGCCCCTTACTTGTGACAATCATTTCACCGTCTTGAACTCCAATCTCTTGAGCCATATATTCTTTTAAAAGCTGAATGCCTGCAAGATTAGAGGGGAACCCGGCCCACAAATCCCATGATCGAAAATACACCATAAAATGTAATTTATTATTTTTGACAAAGGTGTCAATCCCCCTTAAACACTGAGAATGCTCCAAATCCAATGAATGACGATCACCCACCGCCATGTATGCCTGATTGGTTCCTGGTCCGGGTTCCTTATACATTTTAATTACTTTTTCAATCTGCTCCTCCAGGTCATCACCATAAATATAACCCTCTTGGGATTGTTTGTTGGAGGTAACAAGGCACCTTAAATATTCCGCTATATAATCGTCATCGGTTGGAGCGGGGACACCTTCCGGGACAAAAGGAATTAACGGCCGAGCTCCTGGGTATCGAAAAACAACAGTGATAAAATCTAACTGCTTCCTATAACGACCTGTAAAACTCCCCCGAGAAATTAAGTAATCAGTGCCTTTATCTAAAACTGCCATAAGGCTTTTATACCAGCCATCTTCGAGCGTGGTTGCTTCGATACTGATTAACTCCAATTTCGCTAAAACTTTGTCCTGCATAACACCCCCAAAATAAAATAAAATAGAAAAAAGGGGGGGACAAGAGTCCCCCCCAAATCCCTTAGTAGGTTTCACCGCCTACTACCACTGTGGAACTTGCAGAATAACAACCAGTCATTGAAGTATTATAACTCCGAGTGGCCAAGCTACCGGCAGCACAGGACTCAAAAACTCCCACACCTCCCATATAACCAGGCATATAACCGGGCATATGGCCGCAACCATAACCAGTTGAATTAATATTTACAACCCCGGAAGCGGAGGTACCCACGGAGGTTCCGTTATACTTGACGGTATCTATTCGGTAAGACTGCGAAAAACTGTCACACGTAACTTGAGTAATATCGGCCATACCCTCATGGCTGGAAACGAAAACCGCCGAACTTCCACTGATTGATAAACCGGATTGATTGAGCCCACAACATCCGGGACCGGCATACGCCAACAAAACAGGAAACATGATCATGAATAAAATTGTTACCAACATTGTTACACACTTTTTCATTGTATTACTCCCTTTAAAAAATTTATTTAAACCTGCCAAAACCAATTAAGATTATCTAAAAATTACTAATTGACATCGATTGTTTCTTATTCACCCCCTTCCCAAAACTGGCTTTTGATTAATTCTTAACTTAATTTTATTGGAGGGACAAACTTTCTCCCTTTTTGCTCTCTATAAAGACTTTGGAGTCTTTCATATTCCTGACCAACTCTGATAAGATCTTCAATCAGCTTTTCAAACTCCGTGTCTGTGTAAACGGTTGTCATGATTTCCCCCTTGTGTTGAATTATGCTTACTCTATTCTTTTACGTATTCTATCAAAGATTTATTTCTGACTCCCTGATTTGCGTTATATTGAAAACCCCGTGTCAGCCTTCATGAAATGGTAAAATAATCCAAATTAGGCGATGTTAGAGCTATCAAAATTTTCTGATCAGCTCTCAAAATCCAACGACTTATGATAGTAATAGCTCTTCCATCATCAAGCTCAGGGAAAGTAGACAATAAATAAAACCTTGCCCCATGCATGGTGACAATTCCACTTTCCTTTAATTCATCCAGAAAACCAAAATAACTTTCAATTTCCTTAGCCATCTTATTTTCCCTTCTCAGGCCTGGCGTCAAGTCATTGTTGACTTTCTTAACATTATTCCCCTTTTTATCTTTGAGTTAAATCAGGAAGTAGAGTTAAATTCTTATTCATGTTCCAAAATCGCCTTACCCTAACCGCTTTCTTTGGGTTACAAATTATGTTAGCAAGGCAAGCATAAGGCCTGCATTCAAACCTTGACCAAGTTCCTTTGATTTCAACTATCTTTCCCAATGTCCCATCTTTATCCTTAACCATGTCCCCTATTTTAAATTGGGTTTCCACGATTTCCCCTTTTTCATCTGCATTGTTTTCACTGCATCAATTTTATGGCCATCCCTAACAAAAAATAATTGGCCACGATGATAAAAGTATTGTTCATGCCGCCCGTGGAAATTCACAGCTTTATCAAAGAGTGCTTTAATTTCCTTAAACTCTAACTCATTTAAATACGAAAAATCAGTAATAGAGACTGCTGAAGCATAAGGTTCCTGTTTAAATATATACCAACCGTGACCAATTAATAAGCCAAAATAGACGCCCAATAATAGAATAAACAATCTTTGTAACATGTCTTAATCCTCAATACTCTTTGTAAGTTCCTGTTGATGTTTCCGTAACAACTCCACTGGGTCATCATGGCGGGCATCAATCCAAAATTCATCATCATCTATTATAGACAACTGGAAAATTAGATCCTCCAATGTAGAAATTATCCTCTCTCTAACATCAACTGCCATTTTAAACATAACCACCCCCGTTTAAAATATCCTTGACAGATTGATTTCTAATCAATTCAAAAGCAAATCTATTCTGGTTTACAGCTTCCCTGCAAACTTCCACAGTTTGACGCCAAACAAACCTAAGAGCTCTATGATTTTGTTTTACTGCTGCAAGGCAAATTCCCTCTGTCTGATTAAAAACAAACCGGAGTGCCAGGCCATCCTTCCTAACTACTTTCAAGCAAGATTTTGATGTTTGTTTGTTCATATTCTACCCCCTTTATAAAATTATACGGAACATTCACCATAACAAAAATCATGACATTTATTACAGTATCCAGAATGATGTTTGTATTGTTCATCCCGATCTTCCGTTTCCCATTTTTCCGCTGTGGCTTCATTGGCCCCGGTTTCTTCTAATGTATCCCCGGCTGAAATTATAGTAGTAGGGTCTGTCTTGAATCTACTCACGCCATCAGGATTAAAAATCTGATCATTTAACGGGGCAAGGCCCTCCCGATCACACCCAAGATATTCCCGGCCGTTTAAGGTTAAGGCCGACCACTGAGTGTTATAATAACCCACCACCTCGCCATCTTTCACAAGTTTATACTCGGCGTAGCCTGTTTTGGCTTTACCGGCTACAATTACGCCCTCTAAATTAATTTCAGAGTCATCAACGTGAGGACTCTGACACCCACAATCACAATACAATTTATTTCCACCTTCTTTACATCTCAATTTTTGTTCCGGTCCTCTTATCATCTCATATTCAATTCTGCCCATGACTTGCCCCTTTTAATTTGGATTATTGTGTGTGTTACTATATAATTTATCGGCATCCTATGAAATAACTGTTCTTTCCTGTTTTGGATGAACCTCCATTATATTTTTTTGATCCTCTGTAAACCCCCTGACCAAATATTTCACTGATTTTTTAGGGTTTCGTCAATTTCTTTCATAGTCATCATGTTCTATCCCCCCTATTGATTTTAACGGAATCTCTCCATATGCTGGTCTGTCAAAATAGTTAGCAACTGACAGTCACTCAATGATCCCATTAACTTCTTTACCTTTGCCAATCTCTCTTTGGTCTGCCATTTGATCCGGGCTGCATATCGCATATTGTTCAAAGGTTCCAAGTAAAGCCCCAATGCTGTATTCTCAATCCCTCTGGTAATTTCAGTCAGTCCGGCAGTAAAATTTCTATAAACTGTTGTTTTGACCAAATCTCTCATTGTTTTATTCCCCTTAATTTGTTGTAGAATTACAGGGTAATTAAAATATTCTCAATTTCCTTCCATTCAATCGATTCTCTTAACAACTGAATTCGGACAGCGAGCTTCAATGCCTTATCGCTCAGTGTTCTATCTTTAGTTTTCTTTGCCTGTTCCATCAGGGTGACAAACTCTTCTTCGCCTTGCTCTTTCAACTGTTTCATTCTTGCCATTTGTTGTTCAGTTGCCTGCATGCCAAAATAAACGGCGTCTACAGTGTCCACAAATTCCCTTATTTCAATTGTGTTTGTCATTTTAATTCCCCTTAAGTTTTATTATTCTGGGATTTCTTCTTGACAATTTTCGCAGTAAGGAACATATTTTTTTGCTGTGAAATCATAAACTTCGATTTTAGCTACGGTTTTGCACCACTGACATTCACATTTCCGTGTTATTTTTCTTGTCTTCATTTTTGATTCTCCCTTAAGTTTGTTGTTATTGCTCTTATTTAGTTTATCGGCATCCTGTAAAATAACTTTAGTTTTTATCTTAATTTACTAATTTTGGCATACGGCGGGACATCCAATTTTTAGCTCCCTTCAGGGTCTTGAAGGTCCTGCTTTGACTGAAAGTCAAAGCAAGGTAAGTTCCATCAGCCATTTTTTCAATGCCCCTGTAAGCTCCATCGGGCTGTTTTTTCATTCTGCTGCCATCTTCCATTTTTATTCCCCTTGATTTGAATTGTTATTGCTCTTATTTAGTTTATCGGCATCCTGTAAAATAACTTTAGCTTTATTATACAAACCTACCATACAATTCAATATTTTGTCAAGTTATTTCTTAAACTCTCCCCATGTCTTACACAACTCAGAATGAAAAAGAAATTTTATACCATTATCAAAGGTAAGGACTTTGGAAACTAATTGATCTAGCTGATCCTTTTGAGCCGTTTCGGGCACTTCAATCAACACCGTATCTGAACCCGTAAAACACAATTCACAATCAGAAGGCAAGGAACTTTCTAAACGAATTATTATTTTTTTCAAGTAGTCGGCTCCACCAGTTTGTCCATAATAATTTAATGCCGTTCTTTCATCAGCCGGTCTTGTTTTTCCCTTCTTACCATATGGACTAACCACCTTTTTTCTGCCCAACGGCGATAAAGCAAAACCTGTCATCTGTAAATGGGAAATGATCATGTCCTGTAAAGCCTTTATCCCTGGAAATTTCTCTAAATAGAACTTAACAAGAGCCGCCGACTTGAATATAGAAGCCCCTGACTTCTGAGCAACAGTGACCTCCCCGAAACCATTAAGAATACCTGACACAACAGCCTTCTCTTCTCCTCCAGTCATGCTCAATTCACCAGCAAAAGCCTGGCAAACGTCCACCCCTGATAAATATTGTTTAATCAATTCTTTTTCTTGAGCATAAAAGACTAAAACCGCCCAGTCAAGAGCCTTAATGTCAAAACAATAAAACTGTTTACCAGTGGAAGGTTTAACAATTTCTCGAAATTTCAAAGGCCAAGAGGCCGCCGCCGGACTTTTTGTCTTGATCATGGAATCTTGATTCCAAGAAACTGTAGAATAATCTGGATGAAAAATCAAAAAATCAGAATCCTCTTCGTGATCACTATCTAAAAGGTTTTTAACACCTTTTAAAACCTCCCCAATTTCACGAATCTTGAAAAGTTCAAAAATGGCTGGATGTGAGATATTTTGAAGAGTGTCTTTGGATACAGAAGGCTTTCCGGTTTTGGTTAACACCTCTGGTTCTATTCCTAAGTATCCAAACAACCAGGCTGCTACCTCTTTATGTGAGTTGGGATTAATTTTCTGACCAGCAAAAATATGAAAAGAAGCAAGGGCCTGTTTATATTGATCCTGTAAAAGCTTAACCCTACCCGGAAAAAGCTTTTTTTCTACTCGCAATCCCAGTGCTTTCATTCTGCCAATAATTGGCGTTAGCTCCAATTCAAGATCATATGCGGGAATTAAATATTTTATATATTGAATTTTCAAAGCCGCCTCAATAAGATAACAGCCCCAAGCGTCACGGGCAGCATATCTAATAGCATCATCAGGTAAAGATTTTGACCAATCGTAGTCCTCCCAACTGCCTGTAGCAAATTTATTATACTCTGGACCAATAAAAACTTTACCCAGAGCATCAAGATTATTTAACTGGTTGGGTGGAGTGGGTGCAATTATACCGGCCAGATAAGAATCACCAGCTAATTTCAATTTAACGTTAAAATCTCTATAAAGAACCCAACTTTCAAACCCTCCTGAATGAGTGATAAACGAATGACTGGACAGAAAGGCCATGATTTTGTCAGTAGATTCTACTGACTCCAACCGGATAACTTTTTCATCAGGTGTCCAGATGGCTATATTCCAAATATTAGAACTCTCTGTCATTTCATCCGTTCGATGATAAACCACTACATGATTTTTAACCGGTGAATAAACTTGAATGCACCTTGTGGAGCCCTTTTGATTATAATTTTTATTTGTCTCAGTGTCCAGACCAAATATCATTATGAATACCTCCAAAATATGTTTAGTTAAGATTATTTTGCACGTGTCGGCTTCCAGGTCTCACCCTCTCTTTCAAAAGGCCAAACCATACCATACGAAGTACCAACCTCTATTTCAGCTAACAAGGATTGTGGAAAACCAGGCGGTGTATGACTCATTATTTTTAAAATATGATTGACTGACTCATTAAAACGATCTTTTCTAACAGCAAAATCAATTTCATCATGAATTGTTCCAACAAACCTTATATGGTCCGGCCTTGCTTTAAATATCTCTTTATATAATTTAACCATTACAATTCTCATAACGTCCCCACAAGATCCCTGAATTTCTTGAGATGAAACGGAACGTTCACCAAACTTTTTTTCTCGATGTTCAGTAGAGGATAACCAATGCTTTAACCGACGTGGTCTGCCGTAATGAGAATAAACCACACCGTCGTTTTTATAAGCAAGAGAAATATGACGTCGTTTCCAATTAGCCAAAATGCGGAGGGTATTCCAATAAACACGATATAAACTTTCACAGACCTCAAGAGACAATCCCGAAGTGTTGAATAAGGTATATTTTGAACCACCGTACAACAATTCAAAATTGGCCATCTTTGCAAGCTTTCTTTTTTCCTTTGTATAATTTTCTTTTCCATACATATTAATGGCCGTGGAGTAATGGACATCTTCCCCATTTTCAAATGCTTGAGTTAGAACCTTTTCACCCGCCAGGAAACCGGCAAACATTAATTCTTCTTGTGAGTAATCGACTGCAAGATAGTACCAGGTAGTAGGATCTTCAACCGTTATGCCCTGACGTAAATTTGAATCAGGCGTATAACCCTCAACAATATAATCTTTTGAAAAATTGGGGGTTATTGACGGGTCAATGAGCTTAAACTCCCACCCCAGTATTGCAGTTGATGAATTAGAAGGGACAGCATGATAAAATGCTGGTGCTGGTTTTGGTATATTTTGAAAATTCATCTTCATGTAGTATGGATTTTTCTTGTTTCCAGAAGCAAGGCGACCCGTGGGAACAAGGAACATATTATAAGAAAAGCGGCCCCTGGTTGAATCCATGAACTTTTTGGAATAAGCTGATTTTAACGTTGAAATTGAAGAAGCCCTGATCACCATATCAACAACCGGGTGATCCAGTTTCCCAAGTTCTTGAGCTGATAAAACCATATCCCCTAACTTGGTTCTTTGTCCGGTGTCTACACCAATAGAAAGTAAAGCTTGAGAGAGTTGACGATTTGAATTGATGTTAAATGGATATCCAACCTTCCTAAAAATATCCAACTTTAAAGCTTTAGCCTCCTCCTCTAACTGAGCATCGACCTGTTTAATCACTTTGGAATCAATATACTGCTCTTGAGTGTTATAATATGCCATGGCCTTACTGAGAGCATTATCAAGCTTGATAATGAACTTGCACTCTTTAACCATTCTCGGAAACAAGACTTCAAACAGACCTAACGTGTTCGAAGAGTCACAAGCAGCGTAATACGCCCCGGCAATGGGGTCAAGATTAGCAAAAGATCCTTTAGTGCCTGTTACCTCTTCAAATGTAGGACAATCACGGCCCAGATAATGCTTTGCATTGCCCTTTAGATCTCGTATTATAGATGCAGTGTCGGCATTGAATGTTAATGCTTGAACCTCAAAGGTCTTGAATGACTCAACGTCTGGATCATCCAAGAATGAATCTTGCTTTAGCATCTGAAGGTCAAAAAACGAGTTATAAAAAATTGATAGATTCTTTGTCATCCATTCAATCAAGGCATTCAAAACATCTAAAGGTGCATTTTTACCAACTGAATGACGAACAGGAATATAAATACCGTCCAAAGATGTTTTAGACACGGAGAAGCCTACAATAGAATCATTAATAAAGTCAAGACCCGTGGTCTCTGTATCTAAACCAATACGAGTTGTCCCGGTTAAATAGGCCTCTAGGCCATCAACAGACGTAACCACACTATGACGAAAAGAACTTTGAAATTTAAGGTCCTCTCCAACCGGTTTAAAATAATTTGAATAACCACGGCTCATAGCTTATGAATCTCCCTCAACACCTCATTTAAACTTTTCCCTTCTTTCAACAAGCTGACATAATCTCTTTCTTTGCCGTCTCCGATCTCTCTTGACTTATACGCTCCCACTGCTTCAATTATCTTATCTTTTTTGACATACTGAATTAAAATATTGAGCGGTTTTTTTTCCATTATCTGCTTGATATAATGATAAGATGTATACTGTTTTCTACATCCAAAACAATGTAATTTTTGAAATTCCGGATCATCAAAATAAATAGCTGAAGGGACAGTATCCCGGTGAAATGGGCATGGCACTTTTTTACCTTTACCAGTAAACACTTCAATGTCAATTGCCCTGGAAACCACAAAAAATAGAGCATTAATGTCACTAGATATTATTTTAAGAGCCTCTTTATAAATCGTATCTCTAGAAGAAGTCATCAGTATCACCCAAATCTATATCCTCTAATACACCTTCATTAATGATGCCCTTTAAATCTGAGGATCCGAATACAAAATGGTCTGGATCTACATACGTCGGAATGAACTCTTCAAAGTGCGGTCCTAACCTATTTTTGGGCATAGAAACATTGACCTGACTTGCAAGAGTCAAGGCTTCAGTCCCATGCAATAAAATCACCAGGGTTGAAGATCTTTCTAACTCATTAAATTCAGCAAGCACGGTTAAATTGGCCCTGTTATGCCGCTCCATCTGATTAATCCCTGTTCTGTTAACCTGAGAAAGAATAACAACAATAATCCCTTCTCTAACGCTCAGATTGGAAAAATACCGGATGATATAATTCACAAACTCTGTTTCTGTATATCCTTTTAATTTATAAAATTTAAAGAGCTGAATATAATCAACAATAATCATATCCAAACCCCCCATATCTTCCTTCATTTTTTCCCACATCCGATTCATAGATGTTAACGAAAAATCTATAAAATCATCGCCCTGCAACACTGATAAAGATTTTTTTGTTTCTTCATGCAAAGATTCACTGACTTTGTCTAAAGATTTGAACTTGTCTTCTTCCAATAAACCCTTTTTTAAATCTTGTGCTGATAAGTCCCCTTCTCCAATTTCAGCCGAATGTCGAGACAATAAAGACGCCCACCAGTGTATTTTCATAATTTCAAGAGTTAAAAATACAGTCTTAAATTTATTTTTAACTGAGGCATTATAAGCTAGAGAAATTGCAGCCGTTGTATTGTGGTTAACCAGTCCCCCGGCCATAAACTCCTCTGTTCCTGGAACAGTTAAATCATACACTTCACCCCGACTATGCCAGATCTCCTCTACTGGTGAAAAAGTAAATTCTAATGCTTCAACAGGAATTTGTAAACGTTCAGGTAAAATATCCTTAAATTGTTCCCTGACACTGGACATAATGGGGAATGAATGACTTTCTAATTCTGAATAAATAACAGAATAAAAAGAATACGTTTTATCAAACACCTCACGACTGCCTTCTTCAATTCTCGGATGTAGGCCGAACAATTGAGATATGTCCCTGATATCCTGACATAGACCCCTTTTTTGATGCATAAGGTTCAAGGTTCCTTTTCTTACGCTGCCGGTTGCTTCCCATAAACCAGAAAGCAAACCGACTAAAAATTCTCTATTTGATCTAAAGGCCCATTCAGGAACCCTTCTTGTGTTTTCTTGATATAATTGAAGGGTCTTAACATCGTTTTTACTAATCAACCAACGGCAGCAAGCCCCCGAACCACCTAGATATTTACCTATTAAATGACCAAACCCTTCTTCTGATAAGCCTACAGTGGCCATCGTTCTATATGTAGGATTATTAAACATAATTTGTTCAGACCTGTCTAAAGCCACCCAATCACCAATCTTTATATCTTTTAATGCTTTCCACTGTATCCATTTAGATGAGGCAATTCTTACCCGGTGAATGGGAGTCCCTTCTAACTCCATCCTTGATGACCTGATACCGATTATAGGCTGTTCCCCACCATAATAAAGATGGCTGGAATAAGCACCCCCTCTAACCTTAACTTTAAAGGGGACAAACTTATCTACTCCAATCGGTAACATAGGTAAATCTTTTATCCTTCTATAACCCATAGATGTGTTGACCCTGGTGTGATCAACTACACATTTGAAACTTGCCGGAGGTGCTGCAATTACAGTCAAAGTCCCATATGTAAAACCCTTAGCAACTTCATCAATTTCAGGGCACCCCATCATAATACCGGAAGGCCTGTCATTCAACTTTTTTAAATCCGCAACTGCATCTAATGCACTGACCTTGACATAAGGACTATCAACAACGCCCTCTTTTAAGATAATTTCTCTAGCATTATCTACCCGCCCAAGGGATAATTCAATTTGACATCTTTCAACAATTGAACTTTTTCTCACTTCTACTAATAGATGAGTGGCCACATCTTTTGAATATTCAAAAGTCGGTTCACCCACCACCCCCGGAAAATATGAATCTAGTAAAACCTTATCCGGAAATTTTTTGTTATCTTGTGCGAACTGATCAGCAAAAGTGAGCAGCTCAGTCAAATACTCAATTGAAGACCCTTCTACAGCCTCCAAAAGAGTCTTGCAATATGTAAGATCTTCAATTTTATTAAGATTTGTAACCACCACGGATGATAACTCTAAAAGACTTCTGTATTCGGACATTCAAGCACCCCTTCCTTTTCCTTTCTGACAGCCGAAACACCAGGTATTTTCACTTCAGACAGGACCAAGGTCCTTTTGCCTTGCTCCATTCTATGCGTAGCAGTATATTGGATTAAATGTGGCAAAAATTTATTTGGTGGAGTGTCTTTTAAATGTAAGATAATTAAAAAATCGGTAGGATGCTCATAAAAACAAACACCTTCATCTAGATACATCGTCAATAATTCATAAGATAATATTTTGTGGTAGCTTTTACCCCACAAGGATAATGCCACCGCCCCGAACTTCGTCAACTCTGAGGAGGGAGCAAGCTTGTATAAAAAAAAAGAATCCAACTCTTCAATTTCTTTTTTGATTTGCTCCCTCTTTTCCTTTTTCACCTGGACATAAAACCGACCAAAATAAGCTTTTAAAAATCTCATTCTCTGTTCTTGCGAAACCCTGGTTGAGTTCTCCACATCATTTCCTTTCTTACCTGCTCCAATAAAAACCCACTATATTGCTCAAATTCTGACGGGGGAATGACCTCATTTTTCAACGTTGATTGGAATAACTCTCTATGATTACGAAGGTAAATCATTTTATATTCATCAATAGTCCCTTTCAAACATATAAATGTTATACGAAACTTTGTATAACTTGAATAGCTCCGAACTACCCGACCAATAACCTGGACAAAGTTACCAGGAGTGGCCATAATATCAAAGAAAATTAAATGGTTCGTAGAATGCAAATTCATCGACGCCCCTGCAATTGGGGAAACGATCAACACTTTCCCTTTAGGGTCTGAATTAAACTTATTTTTTGCCGCCTCAATATCCTCATTTTTCATTTTACCAGTGATTTTAATCACTTCCAGTCCAGGGGGTATATTCTGAGAAACCAAATCAATTGAATCATAGTAAGAGCAATAAACCATTGAACCCGTGGCCCTGTTCTCACTTAATGACTTCTTTAACAAAGCCAATTTGCTTGGGTCTTGATTAACTACTTTTTGAAGATCAAACCTACGAGCAAGAAAATCCTTTTGACTTGTTGAATTTGCATAGCCATCTGCTGCAATACTATATTCTTTTTCATTGGTTAACTCACCCTCTAACACCTGATAATCAATTTCCCTTTGTGGAAAATAAGAAATCATAACCCCTTTAAGCTGATCATATAACTGATCTAAATTTTGATACGAATCTGTAACCCAAACCTTCATTTTTCTCAGTTTACCAAACGCGCCCCTTTTATAAAAGGACTTCAGCCGCCTGACCATATAATTTTCCCGGAAACTATACAAAGTCCCCAAACACCCGGGACTAATATACGAGGTGATATAGTATAAGTCCTCTAACTTTGATCCAATATTTGTAGCAGAAAACCCGAAGAATAAAGTAGATATTTTACGGACAGTGGCGAACTTTTGTGACAGCCCAGAAAGAGGATTTTTTAACTTGTGAACTTCATCAGCTACCACCATGGCCCGTTGATCTTTCATGGCTATGCAAAAACTCTTTGACTCAACGGCCTTTTTCATATCACCATAAGTGCAAAGAAGAACCTTCCCTTTACCACTCATAAAAGGTTCAAGACTGTCAGAGTTCTTAGCTACTTCTGGTTTATAATCAGTAAACTTAAGCCAATCATTGTTGATTTCCATTATTGAAACCCTGGTTCCAACGATCACAGCCTTATCTATTTCCAGCAGCTTGAATTTGATGATTACTGACCCGATGGCAATTAATGACTTTCCCACCCCGGTTCCATAATTTATTAAACCACAAGATCTAGATCTGATAAAAACTAAAGCTTCAATTTGCTGTTTACTTAACTTAACGCCTGTTAATTTCATTTTGATCTTTCAGAAACTGGACCATTCCATATTCTTTAGCCACCCCGACACTAGGAAAAAGCTGCTTCTTTTTTGGCTTACTGCCTTTGTTATTGTCAAACTGGTGGAAAGTCAAGTCTACTATTTTATAATTTATTAAAGCCTGCTTCTCACCCAAAACAAACTTTTTGAGTGAAGAATGATTGACATATTGTAAGGCTTGATTATAACTGTTAAGCTCCCGCCACTTTAAAGCAAACCTTTTAACTACTGTCTTAGGCACCATTGATGTGACATTAGGAACATTGTCTGATCTATCGCCTTTTAATGCTTTCCAATAAGGCAAAAGCTCTGAATTAATCCCAAACTTTTCATTAAGATACTCATTACCCCAATACGTAAAACCACCTTGTTGAGAAAATTGATTTGCCACCTTAGCTCCGAATTGACATAGCTGTAAAATATCACTATCCCCTGAATAAATAACCACATCACCCTTCCCCCGGAGCATAAAAAATAATCTTGCCATGATATCATCAGCTTCGTTTAAGTCCCACTCCACGGCCTGAACATAATCTAACAACGAAGCAGCCTGCAAAATCTTTTCTTCTAAATCTCTGGGGTGAACACCTCCTTCATTTGATCCGGTTCTATTTGCTTTATACAGAGAATAAAAGCTCTTCCTCCACAATTTCCGGGAATCCATACATAAAATAACCCTTACATCTGGAATAATAGCAACCCTTGTCAAAAAATCTAATGCCCCATACATGGCCCCAGTTGGTGTGCCTTTGTAACAGAGATTTTTAAAAGCAAAGAAACTTCTATACTGCAACCACGCATAGTCAACCAAGACAAATGTTCTCACGGCTCCCCTTTCTACTTTCTACTTTCTACTTTCTACTTTCTACTTTCTACTTTCTACTTTCTACTTTCTACTTTCTACTTTCTACTTTCTACTTTCTACTTTCTACTTTCTACTTTAAACAACGGAAATCGGTTCTTCTATATTTAGATATACGAAATCTCCATGGCCTTTCCAGTTCGGCATCTCAACATAAATTTGAGCTTTATAAATTCCCTTGGTATTAAAAAACCCTGCCTCAGTCAAATATTTGGCATATCTATTTTCAAAAACTGTAGCGTCAACTTCTCCCGTGGATCCATCGTGCTTTCGATATTTCATCTTAAGCACCGTCTGCGTGGTTAAATTCTCCCCGGCATCAATTAAGATTTCCGTCCCTTCATCACCAACAAACCCGTCAACCTCTTGATTATCAGCCATCATTCAACCCTCTCAGTTAAATTCAATAAAGATGTTCGAGAAATTTTAACGCCCAAACCCCCCGCCTTGGATACACTCTTTAACAAGACCCCCTCTTTTGAAGTAGAGGATCTCAAAAAACCTGTTTTTACTATTCTTTTTAACAGCTTTCCTTGTTTTTTCAATAGCATAATAATTCCTATCTTTTTATGTAGCCAGATTTAAAAATACGTTTGTGAATTTTACCCGCCAAAAAATAAACTCTTCTGTAGATCTTTTTACTCATCGCAGCAATAAACTTGCCACGGGTTGAAATCCCAATGGACCCACCCCCAAACTTACCTCTTGTGGTTATGCTTATTGATACCATGATTCCCCTTATACCTGGACCTGCTTCCAAAAAGTAAATTTACCAGGCCCGTTTCCATCAGCCTGGATCTGGTATGTTTCTAGAACGTCGTTATCAGTCCCGACACTTACTTTATCTGTATAAGTTCGGAGCCTGGCCGAGGTCAAATTGGAGTCCCCATCATAAACAGGCTGGTCAATATAAACATTTTCTTGAGACAGCCCCAACAATCTTTGAGTTGCTAATAAAATTGCAGCGACATCCACTTGACTTGCTGGTGTGTCCGGTAAATTGTCCGTGCGTTCTTTAATAGCCAAAGCATTTTGCCTCACCTCATGCAAAGCATAAGATTTTTCTCTTGCTTTGATTTCATGCAATTTTATTTCCCTGGTGTGAGGGTCATTGTTATAAAATTGGATCCTGATCTGTTCATAAATTTTTAATTCAGAAGACTCAACCGTGAACCAATCTTCATTTTTACCCCAAGCCCCGTTATACACTGGATGCCAAACATCCCCATAGTAAGCTTCAATATTCACCTGGTCAAAATCTTCTGGATGATCAGTAGACGCATAAAATCTAATCAATTTTGATTCTATTTCCGGAACAGTGAAACCGGCCCAATCACTCCAATTATACGCCAATACATCAATATAACTATATGTGTCTAAACTCCCATCAATTACGTTTTCCTCATCGATCCAATTCGTAGCATTACAGCCTTCGGGAAGAGCCCAAACACCAACGGCCCTTTCCAGGTCAATCAAGGTGGAATCTTTGTCTCTTTTGTCGCTGCTCCCCATGATGTAATTATCGGGTAATTTACTCTCAACAGTATTTTTAAAAGAGGATAATAAAGCATAAACATCATCAATATTATACTCTGGAAACCCGTCTGCGTAAACATACTCACTGGTCAATCCTGTTGTTCGGACAACTAACTCAATTGGATAATTATCCGTAATAAGGCTACCTGATACGCTTACAGTATATTTTTCATAATCTTCAGTCAAATTAAATTCAACCCAATCAGTAATCCGAACCCCCATATAAAAAGCCGCTCCCGAGCATTCCCCGGAAAACACAGCTGTCTTTTTTAAATAAATACTCAAGTCCGTATTAGCACCAGCAGCGGCGGCAATAGTCCAAATATGATATATATAATCAGTGACACTCAAAGGGCAAAATCTAAACCCGTCGCCGTCTAAAGTCTCCGATCCCTGTATTCTTTCTACATTGCCGTATAAGGTGTTAAAAATGTACTTATCCACATCAGGAGCATTATAATGTATTACGGTAAAACCCGGGATCATCCCTTGAATATTTAATGCACTGATATCATTACCGTTAGCTGACGTAGTGAGATGAAATACTTTGTTATCAAACCCATAGTTGGTATGTATACCGGTGCTTTCATTCTGGACAGTGGCCCGGGTAATCGTATTATTATAAGCATAGTAAAATCGTATTCCATAAGTCATATTATGATTTGTTTCGATAGTTGCGAATATATTGTTATTAGACCGGTATAACTCAACGCCATAGCTCCCGTTTTCTTCAATCAAAAGGTTCTCGAAAGTACAAGCGAACATATAATAACTGCGCAACCCTCTCGAATAATTCCGTCTGGCAGTATAAGCCCCTATAACAACATCTAAAGAGCTATAAATATAAGATGCGTAACCACCATTACTACAAACAACTAAACTATCAATATTAATATTGGTGGTGTTATAGCAATAAAATCCATAGTTATAATTAGCATTACAAATTATACCCCCGAATTCACAATTTTTGATTGTACTCACATATATTCCATATTGACAGGCCAAACATTCTAAACGGCCCGTTGATACAAAATAATCCGAATAACTTGAACTTAAACCATAGTAATATCGTAAAAAATGAATATCAGATAATTCTATATACTTCCTATTGTATATATATAATCCATAACCATTTTTTACAGATGTATAAGGAATGACACCCTGTCTAAAATAAGTGGTCCCTGTTTTAATATCAAAGGCAGGATTCCATCCCCCGGATATTATAAGCGGTGAACCAGATGCTCCCTCATTAATGACTTGCTGGACTTTTTCCGATGATGATGACGCATTTCCAGTATCAGTAGGAACTAATTTTACACCAGCCGCTATATCGTTTGGACCTGAATAACGTCTATCTAAACCCAATTCTGTAGCAGTCACGGAGGTGACTGCCCAGTATCCTGAATTTCCAACACTTGTAGATTTTACAAAATCACCAGGGAATACTTCAGCGGTTAAGTCTACACTCGTGGGAATTTTTGTATTGCCGTCTGTAAAAGTCAATATTCCTGATAGAACCACATCCGGGGGGTTCGCCTCCACCCGTATCTCATCCCCCGGAGAAGCACTAATCACTTCCGATATAGACTTCATTGGATCGGCAGGTGTTCCAGCTCCTCCGGTTGTTCCATTTAGCCAAGACACGCACCATATGGCCATCTTATAAAGCCTCCAACATCGTTTTTAAGTTAATAAATTCTAATTGTTCCATTTCAAATTCAGCTAGATAAAACCCTAAAGCTATATTTACATCATCAATCAACGTAGACAAATCCTCACCGGCACCTATAGGAGGCACTACTGCCACAATCGAATCGATTTTAGTCTGTAGATCATCAATTTTTGCTTGTAATTCTTCAACGGACACAATCTGCTGAGGGTCTGGTGACCCTTCTTCAGCGTAGGTCCCCCCATCATCTTCATTTATAAATAACCAACTCATTTCCCACCCCCTTTTATTTAAGACCCATCCCCTGAGGAGCACCACCCCCCCTGAGGAGCACCACTACCACCCCCCTGGTAAAAATTTATTTTTTGATTTATTTTAGTTTCTTGACTTGGTTCCAAAATATCCTCTTCAATTAAGACTTTTAGCACCTTCTTTAACTTGTATTGTTTCCTTAAATTCTCCGTAATTTCCATGATTAACCCCTTTTAAATCACCCATTAGTTCAATTACCCGAGAAGCCTCGATCTTACACCAAGATTTAAATGCCTTAGTTTCAGACATACGTTTAAACGCTATACGCTTGTTTTGGTGCTGACTCCGTGTGTCGGTGCTTTTACCTATGGCCCCCGAATCAAAGTGGGTGATCCTGACCCCCGACGATGTCTTATTTTGATGCTGGCCACCCTTACCACCCGACCGAAAAACATCAACTTTGCAATCTTTTATTGTCACGTTAAAAAGTTTCTCTCTCATTTTATTACCTTTTTATCTCCAATATGATCACTAACCTCATGGCCTAAATCAGCATGAATATGAGTATCATGGTTATATTTCTTAACGGTGTCCCGGTGTATCGCTTTCTTTAATATTTCGTATCTACCATTGAAACCACCCAGTCGTTTTACTTCGTCATAAATTCTAAAATCCAACCGCATTTTTACAGCAGGAAATCTTAAGGTTAATAGATACCATAAATAAACATTCTTTTCAACTTTAAACGATCCCGCTCCTGGAATCATCCGATTGTCTGAATAGTCCATATAAGTCTTACATGGAACTTTACCACCCCGATACCCTGTATTGTTGGAGCCAACATTGAGATCGGAACCAAAATCCACAGTCCTGCCATCCCGGTGAGAATGTTCAGGATGCTTATGTGTTGACAGGTCTTGTATAAACCTTTTAGAAAAACATCCCAACCAGAGAGCTGACTCTTCTCCAGGCATTGCAGGGTAATCAATTGCCACTGACCATAAAACATCTTCAAACGCTTTCCGATGTAAAAAATCAATTTCATTATACGGATCATGGGGAGAAAAAACCCAAGCGGCGGTTTCCGTCTGCAACCAGTAAGCCCTTCTATTTTCCCTATACAGCCCGGTTAAAGTTTTTTTTTACCTGGTATGAATTGAAATGCACCGGTCTTGGTATCAAATAAAATGCCGTCCGGGTAAACTCCTCTGTTGTGCTGTATTTCTGCAATCCAGGCTCCTTTTTCTTCGAAGAAAAAAGACTTGCTTGAATAGGGCTCAATCTTTAACTCTTTATATTTTTTTACTGAACCCTTCCTAAAAATCATATTAACCACTTGATCAACATCTGTATCATTTGGGACTTGAAAGCCGGTCTTCCACTTTCCGTCATTCAATACTCTAGGAATAATTGTTGTTTCCATTGTTTACATTCCTTTCATTTAATTTTTTAATTTACATCAACACATACAATACATGTTTGAACATTCGTGCCACTTTTAGAAAACGTTTTTTCTGGTAACATTTTTATTGTGCCCCCAAAAGAATAAACCCGATCCCTAAAAATTATAGTTTTTTTATTCGTGCGAAATAAAACAGAAGCAGACGCCACAGAAACAACCCTCCTCCTCGCCAAATCCATCATTTTGTTAATATGATCAATATCCTGTTGTTTTGTAAATGGAGGATTTGCAACAATCACATCATACTGTTTATTATCAAAATCCATAAAATTCTCACCGACAACAGTAAAACCACCCTTGATTAAAAAATCTCTGTTTTCTTGATTTAACTCAATACAATGACACCCATTTATTAATTTTGCAATTCTTCCTTTGCCCGCAGAAGGCTCTAGCACAGTTTCCCCTTCTTTTATACCTGCCATCTCAACCAGTTTTGTTGCTAATTCAGATGGTGTTTCAAAAAAATTAAATTTCTTTTTTTGATCCGTGTATTCCCCCGACAAAAGCATAGCTTCAACAACATCAACAGGCGAGGTTTTAAAAATGTGGGCTTTGCTCTTTCTATCCCATTTTCCTTTTATTGCAACCAAAACTTTATTGACAGCAACATATAATTTTCTATCAAGTTGTCCTGAGGGCAAATATAATTTATTGCCCTCAATACGTGAATTTGCCAATACATCAATAACTTCATTCTGTATTTTCAACATAAGATGTTCCTTTCATTTTTTCAGTTTTTCAATTTGCACTTGAATCCTAGTCAAGATATCAAACACTTCACGGTTTAAAGTTTTTATGTCCCGGATATCCTCTTTCAATTCTGTGACATCCTCTTTCATAGTAATTTTTGATATCTCCATTTCCCGACGTATGTCTTCTTGGTTTTTGTTCAGCTGAAAAGTAAAATCTTCTTTAACCCGATTTAAGCCGGTCTTGAATTCACACCTCAAATCAAATATATCTTTTTTCAAGTTGGCCTGGATTAAATTAATGGTCTGTTTTAAATTCTTGGCATTAACATGGGAAACGGTTTCTTTGGTTATGACTTGCGATGATATCCGGGTTTCCATTTTCAATAAATCTGCCTTTGTCGCTTTATTACTGAGAGCATTCCCCAAAGGAATTAGAACAGCAAGCAACAAACCCAAAAAAGCAATCAAAGCCCCAATCTGTTTCACTGTAATTACCTCCCTGTCTGGTCCCCCGTTTAAGTCCACTGGTTATTCCCCCCTTTTTAAAAACGAATTTGTGACATGCACTTGAATGGTTCCGACCTCTCACTATTGAAAAACTTTAACCTTGTATCTTTATAATGCCTGTTAGTAGGCAATGATACGTGTATAAATCGAATACTTGAGTCTTTCCTTAAATAAGCAATCAATTGACCATATATAAAAGGATGTTTATTGAGAAAACTGAATAATCTAAAATTCCACATATCTGCACCAGCAGTGACATCAACGGCGTTTCCGTCCTTATGATCTGAATATATCACACCCCCCACCAATCTGTTTAACTCATTTGACCTAAGTCCACTCAACACCCTGCACCGAACTTCATCTTTAATAGCTGACTTCAAAAAGAAAGGCATTAAAACAGTCGTATGGAGCAGAAAAAGATTTCTTTCTTGCAAAACAGAAGGATTAATACTCTTTGCTGTCTCTGGGTAACTGCTAGACACTATATAGTTTCTCACTTGAAATTCTGGAAACATTTAACTATCCTTTCAATTATGGGGTTAAAGTTTTCTTATTCCAACTCTGTTTGTCTCCTCCAGTCAGTTGACCTGTAAACTGACTCTTGTCCTGTCTGTATATTTTCGATCTTTCCGAACACCCTGCAAACCAGGGGGTAACTACAGATCCTGGAAAACCATCAAGGGGAATAATGTCTCCAAAGGCTTTAATCGACAAAGGGCCTGATATATCAGTATCTGAGGTAATCTCAACCCTTATGACTTTCTGAAGATTAAACCCTTGCGCTGATATAACATAATTGGAACCCATAAAAACTACCATAATACGGCCATCAAAGGAATTAGATATTGACTTAAAAACATCCAATCTATTAATGGCTATCAACCGCCCCGTTGCCCGTTCAACTTCGCTTTTTGTAAAAACACCCTCCGTCCAGAAATTAAACAAAATTGACCTGGTCCTATCTTTATTCATTCCACACCTCTGAATTATTCTTTAATCAAAGTTTCAAAGAAAAAGGGACCTGCTGGCAAATTCAAACTTCCCACCACCACTTTACCATCAGCCGTTCTTCTTGTGGCCGTTACATCTATATGCTCGTTCCCATCTACGTCCTTACCATGTTTCAACAAGGCGTAGGGAAGTTGGAAAGGAAAGCCATTGACTTTATATGAATCCTCATAACCCCATTCGTCCCAATCCTCTTCTGTTTCTGTTATATCTAAATCCTTCCCATTCCATAAATTCACATGAACTTGGAATCCTACTTTGTCTGGAGCGATGTGTGCTTTTGACACACCTCGACCAACTATAAAATTATTATAATATGTATGTATGCCTTGATCTATTGGATACCCTGAAACAGTGATCCACGTTCCAGAACACCACCACCGAAAAGTCTTGCGTGATTGCCACTCATTTCCATCAGTTAATTTTGACCCGCCAAAAGTTTGTAGTGTTTTTGAGCCGCCTTGTGTATAAGATAAAATATAACTTGTCCAAACTTGCACTTCATCTTCACAACTTACACTATGACCGCAAGCACTGGAACCCATTACAGAAAGTTCCCCACAAACACCACTATCATATGAATCAACCACAAAGAAAGAACCCGGACAGGCATCACCACAAGCAACCAAAGCCCCAACCAACCTCCAACAATTGATTGATTGCTGCTCAACCCCTATGCATTCAGTAATAGATGGATCAGTTACCTCTGTCCAGGGATAAAAATCCAACTCCCCGGTTTTTTCATCGATGGCAGCAAAAACAGCCGCCTCTTCTGTGAGCGTGATACTTTCAGTTGACATATCAACTTCATAAAATTCACCGATGCCTTGAAGGGTCCCATAAAATACGTTTGTATATGCCCAGTAAGCCTTCTTTTTAGTGCAACCTAAAAGATGGCAATGATGCTCAGGAATTATATTGGGTGGATGTCTGGTAGCAAAATACGCCCTTACATCAACGTGTAAAACCTCAATTTCACTGTCTGGGTCTGAAACTTTCGCCACATACATTGTTTGTTCCACATCACCTATACAACTGACAAAGGTATCATTTCCCTCTTTCCAGATATCAAAGGCTTTATAGACAGCAGATTGATTGCCCATATGATCGGTGTGAGTAATCCGGTTACTTAATCCATCCGGGGGGAACATTGATTGACCGTCAACCGTCAGTCTTTTTCCCAAATGATCCACCGATAAATACCAACGAGGGGGAGACATAGCTTCCTCAACCTCTACCGCTATGGCTGTATAATCATCATACGTTTTAGAGTAGGAGTTAAAACAGTTAAACGCCCCATGTGAAGACGAATTGCGCCCGGTATTACATAATCCATTCATCGCACAAGTAAGACTGTCCCAGTATTCAGGATCAAGTGACCAATCCTTGACATGATATTGACTATACATACGCCGGGAAGAATCTTCATGATCACAAATTACAGGGTTCCCCTCATGGTCAAAACAAAAAATTGGATCCCACATGAAAAGTAAATTTTTACCACAAGGCTTTAAGCCATCCTGAAAAGCAATGATTTTTAAATAGTCAGCCCCTGGAGCAACCCCACCGCCCACTTTAGTATTAAGAATAAAGACTTTATCACCCTCATTGAATGCCTTTGACCCGCCTTCTGTTGTTGCCTCTTCCGGGCAATGGTAAAATATTTCAATATCTTCTATCTCACCAATGCCATCTATATCAACGGTGGCGGTATCATTTTCGTAATCAACTTCAACGATTTCACCCTTGAGAACAGATGAATCAGCTATTTTGATAAAATCATGAGGTGTGTCCCAATTTATTGTCGTCATCCTGTCGGCCCTTTTCCATCAACATTCAGAGGGAAAATTAAAGCTTTTCCACCTTTAAACTCATTGCCTTCACACTGATCATTTCTTTGCCAATCACTACAACCCGAACCATTGGGTTTTAACACCTGGACCCAATCACCAACCTTGTATTCAAAAAAATCAGAAGATTCACATTCATACTCCGCACCTTCTATTTCAACAGAATATTTGATGTCATCTTTTCCGTATTCCCCTATTACAGAAATAACAGTGCCTCCGGTCATACAGCAAGTGTAAAAATAAGTATTCGCTACTTGAACTGCTACCGGGCCATCGTATTTCCATTTTAAATATAACATCTCGCCAGGTATAAGCTCCCTGGTGTCTTTTTCCATGCGCTCAATAATTCTGAGGGCATCTTCTTTATTTTCTGGACAAAGCCCATCCCCGGAATCGGGAAAAGCCATTGTTAATAGGCCATGGTGCTGCGTGTAAACCTCTGTCATAGTCCAATTACATATCAAAGGATTTGAAAAATGAACGTCAACAAAATTACTCTGCCATGTCCAGTCAACCTCCCAGTGCAAAGCCCCTTCCCGTTGACCCATACACCACCTGGGAATCTCTAGCGTTTTAACTATACCAGCCGCCACATAAGAAGGATTGATTCCATATTTCTCCGGTAAAAGGCCGACAGTAACTGCTCCATCAATTTCAGTGTTTCCCCCACATTCAGGGGGTTGATCAAAATACTGAATCCCGTTAACCTGTAGGGGACACATCCAAGCAGTCACATTTTTTACACTCATAACAACCCCTTAAGCAATAAAACTCCCATTATTAATACTATCTTGGTCTGAAGGCGTATACCCAGCCCTCGTAATTATTAAAGTGTAAGTTTGACCCTTGATTAAACGCTCCAATAAAATACGTCCTTCACTGTTTGTCGTTTTAGTTGCATTGTAACCAGGTCCAGACACAACCACCAAAGCACCCTCAAGTTTATAATCACTGCAAAAATCTTTAACATATAAATTGACGTCAGTGTATTCAATCCCACCTCCTGGACCGGTTCCAGGTTCAACAAAAGGAATTACCAGACTTGAGTAAATGTCATCTTGATTCACTACCAACAGAACCTTATCGGATGAAGGGGAATCGACCCGAATTGAATCATATGTAGTATGGTAACTAACTTTTAATAATCCAATAGCCTCTTCCGGTAGTTTTACATTTCTACCCTCAATTATAACATTACTTTCAGGATAAACCCGACCCACCCAATTATATTGAGCCGGTAAAAAAGGCATGTAATTTAAAGATTGCTCTTTGGTATTCACAAAAGTTAAAAACTCCTCCACAAAAAGCGGGACATCCTCACCCACTTTGGCAGCTTCCCCTAAATTAACTGACAGATTGTAAGGCGTATAAACATCACTGAAATACCGACAAAAAGCAGGTGTGTTAATTACAAATTCAGATTGGTTATCATTTTTTTCAGAGTCAAGAACTAAAGACGCATTTAAAAAATCTTGTCCCCGGTCTTCCTGCTCCTCTTCCGGCGTTGTAAAGTCAATCAATAAAGCTTTCTCAGATTTCATGAATTTACCCTTCAATAATTACAGTTTTTCTTTCTCTTGGTTTAAGCTTATCCCTGCCAACCACTGTAACACCGTCGTCAGTAATGGCTAAAATAACTCTATCACCTATATAATATATGTCAGTTTCAATTCCAGTTGTAGCTCTGTAAGTTTTATTACCAACTTTTATCTTTAAACGGCCCCCGGTCTCCACTTCAGACACTACTCCAATAATCACGGGGGTTTCTTTTTTATCAACGTCTAATAATGATTTTATACCAGGCATTGCTTAACCTCCATATTATTCAGCACCTTTAAACCTTGGATAGAGATTGTCACTTTTTCTAAATGAACATTGCCATAAATTTTTAAACCGGCATCGTCTAAGCTTATTAATTTGCCATCAACCGCCTCATTTTTATACGGAGCAACTATACTTAATTTTTTAATGTCATATTTACTATTATCTAGATAAGCCTTCCCCCTGATAACCGCCACACTTTCAGTGACTATGTTAATATCTTGAATTGACGGAGCTTCTTTTACCCCCTCCCCGGTCTGAACTAACACACTTACATTTTCCCCACCACTTATAGCAAGGACATACAATAATTTTTCAATATCATGCTCAGCCACTAAATACCTGTCATAATTTGTGACATATTTTATTTTTGCAATCCTTGAAGCATTCCCGCCGATGATCAATTCTTTATTATTTTCTGCATATCCAACACTTCCCCCGGTCATACCAATCCACTCTATAGATATTATAGATTGAATCGGCTTAGCAGTAGACCCTTTTCCGGATTGAAAAACCACAAATTCTTCTTTTTCTTCGTCAAAATTCCCCAGAAAAGTAACATTTCCTTGAGTAGCATAATAATTCAACGCCTCTTCTGGAGTCCTGACCGTTTCCCAGTAGGCCCTAACATGGACGCTATCGCCTTGTGGCCGGTTAGATTCTTCGATTTCTAAAGTAGGAAAGATCAAATAATCATTGCCCCCATTGACCTCGACTGAATCAAAACCCTTACCTTTTATGACTTGATAATTCAATCCAATAAGATTCTCAATATCAGTATACCAGGCAACCGGTGAAGTGTCAGCCATTATGTCAACCGGCCGAACCGGGAAACGGTCCCTAACCAATATTGACCCATCATCTTGTGACCTAACTACTGCCCCTATTATTTGAGCTATTTTCTTAATGATCTGAATTGGAGTTCCTCTTACTTCGAAAACGTCCGGAATGACCCAATCGGAACACTCCCAATCAAGAGCATTTGCAGTCAAAACCCCACCAGCTACTTCAGATGCTAAAGTGGCCGTATCTAACACAAAGTCAGTTTCACTGCTGTAGGGTAAATCATCAAGTGCGGAAAGACTTCGGCCCCATAATTGAAATGAGTATTTATCACCCTTTCGATCTTCCAGCAGAAAGTAAAGAACTCTATTACCGATCTGTAATTCAATTCTTGACTCCCCTTTTCTATCTTCTGGATCAGCGTCAAATTGCAAATCAATACTGGTTGAAGATATCGAAATAGTGTTGTGTATTTGATTCTCATCATACACCACCGACAGTGATTTAATCTTTCTTTTAATCGACTTCCCATCAAGGTAAATTTCCCATGGTATTGATATAGAGTAGGCTTCATGATCTTTAAATCCGAATATGATTTGTTGCAATGAATTAATGTAGGTGGTTTCTTCCAGGGTATTTAAAATGGCCTGGATAGCCTGGTAAGAATCACCAGATATGACATTTTTTAATTCTTGGATGGCCGCTTTTCCCTCACTTATTTGATTCTTAATAGTCTGAATTGATTCAAGACCACCACCCATACGCAAGTTTTGTATTTCATTCAATCCCAACTTTATCAAAAAAGCCTGAACATCCATCATACCCAAGGGATTGCCGATTGTTTCAATCCCCCTTGCCGGATCTGTTATAATTGCAGAAATATCCTGTATATACCTCATTGCACCAATTTTTAAATATATATCTTGCTTTTCCTGGAGTCCAAAAGGAACAGGCACGGCCTTAATTGATTCAAGGCCCATCGACGCTATGAGTCCTTCTGGTGCTTGAATTTCTTTGACCCGGTTCCTTAAAGATGAAACATATTTTAAATCTGCAACTTTGATAAGATAATTAAATACAGACTCAAAGCCTAACCCATTAGAAGACATCTGGATGCTTAAATTTACCGGGTTGGACAGTTTGTTTAACGTATCTCTCCATGCACTGTTATCCACCTTCACCCATTCAGGAGAATGAGCTACTTTAGATAGCCGCCATTCATCGGCATAATACCAGGTGTCAGTTCCTTGCCAAACCCCATCATACCAGATGCCGGAAATTCTAATTTGTTCACCTGAAATTCTCATCTCTTCGTTATGCTCTACCGTAGATCCCATCTGAACGCCGTCTCTATAAGCTTTTAACTCTCCGGCTACCCGGTCATAAGTTCCTACGTATGTTTGCCAACTGTGATAGGTCCAATCAAAGTCGTCTACCCCAGCATAAATCATTTCATCGGAGGTCTGTTTCAATAATCCAAATTTCCAGTTTTTTACTCCGTCAACGCCATCACCATAAGAATTAAAATCCCATGAAGGTAGGTCTGTTCCATCAGGTCCACCTTTCGACGCCCACGAATAAAGATCTGTTCCACCGCCACTATTATCTATCATCGTATACATAAGACATTCAACAGACATAGCTTGTTTTATTTCAAGTTCGGAAGAATTAGCAATGGCGCCATAACCGCTATCCTGTAGATAAATATAGTAACCCATCTCACCTTCGTCACATTCTTCCCAGGGATTATTTCTCATATGTAAATCCCCGGTTATATTATATTTTGATGAGTCAAAAAGAACCTCTTGAGTAGCATATTCATTATTTCCGTTAACTACCCAACTGTAATGGAATACTCTTAAATAATAGTCATTCCAAACACGTTTACACGGGGTTTCCCCACGTCTTCCAATATAATAATCATTACGCTCGCCGGTTGGTCTTATATAGATATCTATTTTCATGCCTGATATTGCCAACATTTTTGGGACACGGGTATGGATTACCGCCTTTGAAGAGTCACCGTTCCAATAACCTATCTCTCCATACAATTCCTGTTTTATATTATTCATTTTAGCAACTAGAGCGAGCCGGGCAGATCCCGGATGATTGTTTAATACCCATCCAATAGAACCCGCTGAATTAACTACTAAATCATAAAACTTAAATTTAGTAGTAGGCTTATTGTCCCAAAGCCCATTCCTCACCCATATTTCCATATCAGTATTTTCAAAATTAGCATCTGTAAAAGTCCCAACTTGGGACCAGGCGGACCCACTCCAACGATATCCCTTTAACACGCTTCCCGCTCGCGTAATTCGTAACTTACCAGAAGTATCAGAACTCCCAGAGCTTCCGGTAGTTGACCAAGAGCCATTAAACACTTTATTAAATTCATACCGCCTTCCGCCGGAATATATTAAACCCATAATAGCAGCATCTGTATAATGCCTACCTTGAGCACAACGCGCCCAAATACCACAACGCCAACTATTAGTATCAGGATAGGTCAACAAGTCAAAAGATACCTGGACATCAAAATCACCTTTTAAAAGATACTTAGATTCAATCCGTGGACCTGTAGCTGTGGAAGAGGAGGCCGCCATTTCCAATTTACCACCATCAAAATAAATATTATCCGGATCAGACATATTCCACAAATCTTCTGTAGGCTTATCCCCATCCGACCCGTCTAAATCATCTGATATTTCAGCAATCGTATTCCACGGAGCATTTAACTTGTCGAAAAACTCGGAGCCGTCATAATTAGAAGTACCACAGCTATCATTAATATGAATTGCAAGTGGATAATCGTCAAGATCTGTATCTATTTGGGTGGGGTCTGGTACAACTGTTATCTGCTTTTCCCATCCCCCGGCTACGAATAGCTGGCCATACATCTCATCAGCAATCGTATCCATATCAGCGGTGTCAAGATACCGATTAAATATCACTACTCCATCAATTAACCCGTCGCAGCACTCGCCGTCGAGGTTTCCCCCGATAGACCATTCAGCAGAAGTTATAGATGGCTCATTAGAAAAAAAACCATTTTCATCATCACCTAGTTGGGCCAGGTCTCCATCAAGAATGTGTATTCTAAACTCTTTTGTAATTCCATTTAAGGCTATACATACAAAATACCATTCATTTAGAGTGAGCGCACTTTCATGACCTTTAGTCTCCGTCCCTACTCCCCCGTTGTATCCAATTCCAATTCTTATTTCAATCCCATTAGTATAAACCATGAAAGATCTTTTATTAGCACCGCCAAACCATTTTCCAAATATAATATCATTCACACCAAGAACAGTAGGTCTATACCACCCACATACAGTGACAATCTTGTTATCCTCACCATATTTAAACGGGAACCCGGAAACTAACGAAGAATCATCAACCGATAAATATTGAGCAAAGGTAGAGTCAAATTCAGCGGACCTGTTCCCCACCTTACTGACTAAACTTTGTGTAGCTCCATTCGTATTGACAAGGGTCTGGCTATTAATGCCATCAATAAGAAAAGCATCATATTCAAAATTCCAATACCCTTTCGCCGCCGGATCTGTTGTGAATACATTTTCACTCATCTACTCACCTACTTTTTTAAGGGCACGTTTTAAACTGGCCTTTGATCCTTTTAAACCTGCATCTTTTAACATTTCAATCGCCGCACGAATGCGCTCTTCAACATCACCCTCTTCAAAACCACCCTCACTTTTTATGAGCAGAGTCTCATGAGTTATTTTACCAATATAACCATTGAGAACCTGACCCACTTCAAAATATTTCTCATTCCCTTTAAAACTCAATAACCATTCTTCAGCTTCCTCAAAGGTGTCAAACAATCCAAAATCTCTCACATCAACCTCACAAATAATATGTTATCTTCCATTTATTTATTTAACCTCTCACAGTTTAGACCGATCATCAAGCCTCGGAAAGTGCCTGGTATATTCTAAAAGAGTAAGACAACCCCATGCAGCATGTGCAAGGTGGTGAAGGCCCGACTCACTATCATATCTTTCCCCACCCCAGAAACTCCATAAATGTCTCATCAAAGCGGCGAAAACTCTACCCCAGGACATTCCCTTTTCCCAGTTTCTAAAAGGGTGGCCCTTCCCCTCTTTACCGGCACCCTCAACTCCATAAGTGTATACGGCCACAAGCTCCTTAAGTGCCCGGGGTGGAACAAGATCAAACCTTAACTTCCCTAAATCGTTTTTGACACCGCCTTCCATTTTAACCCTTTCAATTTTGACTAAAAATACCAGAAAATTAGCACGGATCACCTTGCAGCATTCGTCCCGTTTAGTTTTGTATGCACACCAATAATTCTAGTATTCTGATTTGAAATCTTTGCACTATCTTTTAATACGAGAAACCTTAAAAATTTTTGAATCTCATATTGGCGTTAAATTGATTTGCCCCTTGTCAGTATAGTTAGGGACTAAATTAATAATTAAAATTAAGAGAAGTTTGACACATCAGGTTTTGAATTGATCTGTTTTATTCAGCATACCAGCCCAGAACAAATAGATTGTCTGGGTCTTGTGCTGTTAGTGCCGGGACAACCTCTTTCAGCCAAATTGGGAAGGCTGCGGGATCAGTATGAAATTCAATTTTTTCACTGTCCGCCCAAGTCCCGCCCCACCCGGTCCCGGTGAGGGTAAAGTAAGGTTGGCCTGTATTAGGATTAATAGGGGAAAAGGTCACACCGACTGTTCCTGATCCAATCGCTCCTGCATTTGTTCCAGCAGCTGAAAAAGTAGTTCCACCCCCGGTGAGTGTCAGGGTGAAATCATCTTCTTCAGTTCCATCATTAAACATCAGGACCGGATAGCCCGATTCATCGTAGGTTCCGCTTGCGGAAGTCTCAACCCAACTATCCATTGACGGGGTAATCTCACCACCGTCTAAACAGCCAGCTCCATACGTGTTGTTATTAGCGGCGGTGTAACTGTTTGCAACTGTATTTTCCAGGGTGACAACGACCTGATTACCCGTGTAAGCAAAGCAATTTTCTTTATAATCGATGGTCACATTTGTTCCCGTCGCCACCACTGAGGTCCAGGTGATTTGAGTGGTCCAGGCGCCGGTTGCCATATTCAATTCTCCAGCACTGCAATCCCCGGAACATACACCATCTTTATCAATACTAACAATCTGGGCTCCAGCTGTAACTTCCGGTAATGAATCTGGTTGCCGACAAATCCCATTAGTGATATTGGTTAAGGTTGATAAAGTAGGAGCAGTGGTGTCATCCCCGGCCCCAATGACTTCCCCCACATAAGCGTTATCGGCAATATCAAGCCACTCTTCTTTCGTGGTGGCTTCCAGGGTCATAACCTTATTAGATCCCACATACAGCCCATAAGGATATTCTATATCAACACTGGCCGTTCTCTTTACCCATTCCCCTCCGGAATATTCCACACTATCACCAACCCTAACCCCGATGGCTATAGTTTGACTGGTTTTAAACTTATCGGTAAGATGTAAAACCCCACCATTCAAGAATCGAAAATCATTATTTTCCATCAAAAGAGTGACAGTCCCATCCCCGGCGGTTATATCAGCCGCCAAAGATCCTACCCCAAGTAGAATAGGGGAATAATCAGCAAGATCACCCTGAACGTCAATTTGAGAACCCTCCCCGATATAAAAACGATCATCAGCATTAGAAGGATATTCTGGATAAACCAGCATACCATATCCAATATCGTCGTCAGCATTTTCATTGGCCCAAAATTCTTTACGCCACCGGGTAACTCCGTTTATTCTTTCTGACTTGGTAACCCTGGGGAATAAATTATGTCTAACCCCGGACACAACTTCAACCTGACCCTTACGGCCTCCATTGCTTGAAGCGTCATTAACCATTACGCTCTTTCTAAACTTGATATCACTTACATTTATACTCATTTGCTGGACCCCCTTAATTTTTTATTCTAAAACCATGAATTTCAGTCTAACATTACTATAATAATCAGTACCACCCTGGTTAGGCCTAGGAATTAATGGGCTTGCCTCAATTACAGGAGGATCCTCATGACGAAAACGGACCACATATAGATCGGTTTCATATTGAAGCTCATAGCTCGCTCCCGTAACCTTAGACAATTCCAATATTTCGTTTAATGTCTCGCGAGTAATCCAACCGTGTAAGTAATCTCCAACCAAATCTAAGGGTTTGCCCGTTTTTTCTTCTTCCCAAATAATAAGGTTTTGCGCCAAGGTCCTGGCAACCTCGGCACTCACCCCGGTCCAGGCAAACTCATTTTCAATTATTAAATCAGGCAACACCACACTCTCCAGAGTTACAGCCATTTTAATTGTCCCCAACAAGGCTCTCTTTAACTAAAGCCGACTTTAAATTTTCAATAACGTCGATATCACCCATGATTGGGTAGCTACCACCCCCAAAAGACAGCTCTAAACGGCCATAATCTTTGGCCCCCTCTAATGGTCCTCCGGTAGCAAAATTTGTTCTTAAGGGACTGCTACCAATTTTACTATTTAAACCAGACAAAAGAGAGTTAGAGTCCAACTTTAAAGCATTTAATTTGTCTAATTTTGGAACACCGATTGCTCTAACTGCTTCTTTTCGGAGCATATATTCCCCGGCTTCACCCATAATTGGTATACGATCCCCACCACCATATCCAGGAAAATAACGACCTGTTCTTGCTCCGATCGCTCCTGCTGATTGGTTACCCCCACCTTCTGATACTGTTTTTACAGTGACGGTCTTTGTTACTGGTTCAGACAAAGAGTTAATTTCCTGTAATCTTGCTTTCACTCGATCAAATTCTAACAACTCAATATCGATCTGTAAATCTCTTTTTTTGACAAGGTCATCAACAATCAATTTCATCTCTTCAGCTTGTTTAGACGTTGTTTTTAACCCATCCTTAGAGCTTTGAGCCTGTAATTCTAAAATCTGAATTTGCACTTTGCCCACTTCTTTTATACCTTCTTGAGCAACCTTAATGCCCTCTTCAATCGGAACAGCAATTATAGCCTCATCACCGGCCCCGGTTTTAATCTCTCTCGCCAAATCTGCAAACAGACTTTCAGCACCCTTAACCAGTTTTTGAGCCGATGCTAATCTCAAGTTCATTACTTTTTCATCTTCAGCCGCTGAAGCCTCACCGATCATCTTCTGAGCTTCCAGCATTTTTTCTTCTGCTTGAGTTCTCTTATCTACCCAAACCGCCTCCTCTTCCATCCCTTTCTGTTTCAAAGCTCTCAGCTTGTCTTCAGTAGACATTCGAGCCATGTGGATCTTTTCTTCCCATGCAATAACATCTTGAGCATATTTTTTTACCGCTTTAGTTAAACCATTATACGTCTCCCTGGCAGTAGTCAATAAAGTTTGATATCTCTCTGAATTACTTTTTATAGATACACCTACTTCATCAGTGCCTTTACGTAAATTTATAAGTGCCCCTGTATATTCATTTGTCTTGCCTTCCGCTTCTTTTACCGATTTACCGGCCATCCTTGCAGCGTTTTCTGTATGGGTCCAAAATTTCATCGCAGAAATCAACGCCACTTCGTATTCTTTCCGTTGTTCTTTTGTTAAATTTCTTATCTCTGAACGGGTTTTAATTTCCTGTTTTTTTGAATCGGCAAACTCTCTTGACGCCGCCGCTTCTTTCTTTGCCATCTTAGCGGCGTACATCATAGCCTGCGTATATAGAGATATTTCGTAAGCTAACCGGATCCCCTGAATACCGGTATAAATAATTGCACCCACCAAACCTACAGTAAGGCCAAAGGTCAATGCTGCCGAAGCCTTAGCCGCTGCATTGATGGCCAATATCATCATTTTAAAACCGGAAAGCATGGCCCCAAGACCTACTTTCCACAATGTGATACCCGCAACCGTTGCCCCTATGGAAGCTACAAGATATTTTGTAACCGAATCCACTTCTATGATTCCCCTGGACAACCAGGTCAAGGCTTCAGCCAGTTTCATAACTGCCGGTGCTAAACCCTCACCCAATTGTTGTGTAAGTCCTTGCATAGCTGATTTCAAATTTCTTAAAGCTCCACCAATACCGGCTTCCATATCCTCAGAAATTTTCGCCATTTTTCCAACATTCTCACCATATGAATCAGTCAACGCACCAAGAGCATCTGAACCTTGTCTGATTAAGGCCGCCATACCAGGCCCGGCACGCTCACCGAACAATGCAAGAGCTTCCGCACCTCCAATATTTGCATCTTCCAGTTGCTCAATAACTTTTTTAAATCCAACGAATTTGCCTGTAGTTTTGTCTGTCAATTCCAGAACATGACCAAGCCGCTCCCCTAAAGATTTCATCAAAGCGGCTTCCATGTCTGTAGGATTAAGCAAGGCACCCAAGGCCCCCCTTAGAGCCGTGCCAGCCATTGACCCCTTCAAACCTGCATTATGTAACATACCAATTGCGGCGTTTAATCCCTCAAAGTCTTGTTCTACAGCAGCGGCAATAGGCCCAACCAAAGAGAAAGCTGTTCCCAATTCTGATAGTGTTGAATTTGTGGAGGTGAATGTATGCACTAAAATATCATTAACCCTGGTTAATGCTGATACCTCCAAACCATAACCAGTTAAAATATTTGTTGCTATATCGGCCGCCTCACCTAAATCTAGATTGCCGACTGTAGCCAACTGGAGAACTCCAGGCAATGCAGCAATAGCTTCATGAGCAGTCATACCAGCCATTGCTAAAAACTTTAAACCCTCAGCAGCTTGCAAGGGTGAATACCTTGTGGAAATTCCCATTTTTCTGGCGGTTGCCGTTAAAGCTGCATACTCTTCTTCTGTTGCTTGAGATACCGCTTTAACCAGTCTCATTGTATCATCAAAAGCCGAAAACGACTCAATAACCGTATCAACAGCCCGCTTCACAGTGTATAAAGCTATCCCCAAGCCGATGGCTGACCCCTTCATGGAATCAAAAGCCGCCCCTACTCCTGACGCCTCATTTTTTAAAGCTTTAATCCGAGCATTTGCAACTTGTGTTACCCTTGCAAGTTCCATCATTGAAACTTTACCAGAAGCCTTTAACCGATTTAATGACGCTTGAACCAATTTGACTTCCCGGTTAATATCTTTAAAAGATCTTACATCCAAATTCTTAAAAGCTTTGTTGATATTCTTACCTACCACAACGGCTTCTTTACCCATGCCGTTAAGGGTCTTATCAAAAGCACCACTGATCTTCTTCATGGTATCAGCTACGCCCTTTGCAGACAACCCAATAGTAAGTTTTACATCATCAGCCATTTACTTCTTCCCTTTTAATTTGTCTCGTTCTCGCTTAGCCTCTTTAGCCTGCCCAACAGCCAAATCAACCACATTTTCGAAGAATGAATACTCATAATCCAATACCGCTGTATGTCCACACTCTATAAGCTGGAAAAGGACTCTATCAAAATCTTTGAGAGTGACGCTTTTATTTTCGCCAGCACCCCCGCCTTTTCCATCAGTCCGAAAAAAGAGCTATTTACCTTCTGAACATGCCCCCATATCTCTTCTAACTCACTTGGAGTAAAATCTTCCAATTCAAGCATTTTCAAATTTGAAACTAAGGGGACTATATCCTCAAGTTTTTCCATGATTCCTTTGGTGCCCTCTTTCTTTTCATCATCAAAAGACTGGAGAATAACACGGATTTCTTTTGCTGTCAATTCCCTGATTTCAACATCCTTATTGCCTATTTTTGTATTGATTTTTGCCACTGTCTAAACCTGCCTTTCGTTTTAATTCAACTAATTTATTTTTCTACTCAAAAACCGGAGCGACTAAAACTTTCTTTTGATTAGAAGCAGACGCTGCAAAACCTGCAAATCTTTTTACAGCCCTGTAAACATACCAGGCCCTAAACTTACTCATTCCATCTTCGAGGCACAACTGCCGAAGTAAGTCATCGGCGGTAGCTCTTGCAGTATGTTCAAGATATCCGTTCCGTATCAACTGATACAAAACATCATGAACCAAAGATGGCCTCATAAATGTTTTCGTATCTTTTGTGAGCCCAGAAGGGCCGTCCCAAGCATAGCCTGTTTTTACCCTCAAGTGGCCATCCTCGGAAAGATAAATAAAAGGCAATTCCACCGGCTCTTCCCTTTTCAGTTCAGCCGGTAGTTGAATAAAAAAATCTCTAGCTAATTGATATTTAAAACCCTCTCTATAAAATATCTGCATTATTTACCTTTCTGGTAAAACTATCTTACCAACTCCATGGCTTTAATTATTGCTTTAATGACTTTTGTTTCTGACTGCTGATCTTTTATTTCAAACTCGATTCTTCCATCAGCAAACCGAATAACCTTTAAACCTCTTATCTGTTGATTCCCCACCCGGCTATATGTCACTTCGCCTGTTCCCGGATTAAAAACTACACTTGAGCAACCTGTCAACAGAAAGAAAGCAACTATCACCGTTAATTTCTTCATTTTCCACTTTCCCTTTTAACTAATTTCAGTTAACCTGAAAAAGGGTTCACTAGGATGAAGTTCGGACATGGATAAAACCTCAACAGTCATCGGAATTGAGGCAACTTCTGTAGTAATAAATCCGATAGAACCACCCACCGTAATAGAAGCGGACCAAATTTCAATTCTCAACTGCGGTCCTTGATCCGGATCACCCACAAAAAGTATTGACCCCTTAACCTGCGAGTTGGTCAAACCTCTAACAGATTTAGTAGTTTTGGCAGGATAATTGCAAGATACATCTGCAACTTGAGCCGGTATACTCCCAGTGGACAGTTTTCTGATCAGTCCACCCTTGCCATCAAAGGAATAATCAGTTCCGAGAACATAACGAGTAGTAGGAGTCGCTGCATCATCAACCACAACACCGTCCTCAAGATCTTCGGTTCCGGTAACAGTTGCTGTCGCTGTCGAAGTCCCACCGGTGATTATTTCATCCACATCAAAAGTTCCGGATACATTCACACATTCTAACTCGTTGGTGCCGACCCACGCAACTTGTGCAGTAGCTGCCGAACTTCCCCCGGTTATCGTTTCCCCTGCCACAAAAGGTCCATCGGTTACAGTTCCGTGTTTTACTTTATGAAAGGTCATGTTAAATTTTCCGGATTCAACCTCAACAAATCGATCATCAATAAGGGTAATCGTCTCGCCGTCAACAAACCCGACGATCTGGGACCCGGCCTGAACTCCATCACCCAAAAAAATAATATTCAAATTTTCTGCACTGTATTCTTCCAGGTCAAGAGAAGACGTCAGTTTCTTCTGCTTAACCAAGTCAAGAACTTTTTCGTCCATCCCGGACCGACTCGAAAAATGTTCCAACTTTTCCAGTATCGGCTCAAGTTCAAATTTGGGAACATTCCCCAAATCAAGATACCCAGTTTCACCTTCAAGTTTAAAAAAAAGTCTCCCTTTTCCATACATGAAATTATTCACGTTATAAGCCAATGGCATTTTTAACCCTCCCTTATCTTAAATATTTATATTTACTAATGTAAAAAAATTCATAATTCACAACTACATCAACTATGGTGCTGGTCATCGGGACTACTTCCATTGACGTTGCTCCATAGGTTGACACCAGCCTCCTAAAATCTTTATCTGTTTCAACAGCAGAAAAGATCCGCTCTGCCATTAAATTGCCCCTCTTCCACATTTCTTGTGGAACTGTTTTATCAAAATATTCAATTGTTATCAAATCTGTTTTTTCGTAAAGATTATCAGCCACCCTTTTAATCCCTTCCCGACCCTCAAATACAAAGATAGAGGGGAACTGACTCACTTCGGCACCGATAAAACCCCTTGTCACGGAAGTTCTTTGCAGACCGTTTTCATCATTGCGAAAATAAGGCACTAAACGACCCTGTATTAACTCTTGTATAACCTCCTCCCTTACCCCTCCGTAATTGATGCTAGCTGTCATAATTTCCTCTTCGAGTATTAGAACTTTAAGCCATCAAACAATCAATAGCTGAGAAGGGAGGAGGCTTTTTATTATCCCCCACTATTACAATTAGCCCCTATTTTCTTCTTCAATTATCCGAACTTTAAGTTTGTCCAGTGCATCGTCAACAGAAGTGCTGAACCATCTTTTTGGTTCAATCTTAACCTCATCAACTAACAAGAATAAAGGAACAAGCTTCTTCTTTCCTTTAATCGTGAAAATGATCAGATTACCCTTTTTTGATTTTTGAACAAACGTGTCTGCCCATTCCCGGGGACCTTTTCTCAACACACCTGCTTTTGTCATTGCAGCAGGAAGAGGGATAGCAAGATGATTTGCATTGACAGGCTTTAAAACTCCACCAGGTAAACCCTCTGTTCCGTGCTCCAACAATCTTGCTTGTGGAGCATCACTTGTTAAAGTTAAAGTTATATCAAAATCACTTGTTTTGATATCTGCCCACCCCATACTCCTTGCTAATTGTCCAGTGCGCCGCTTTAATACCTTCCCACCAAGGTTGATACCTGTTGCGGCATCAATGTCCATTTGCCACCGGGTAAGACCTCTTAATATAGTGGGTTTATCAAAAACTTCATTTATATCCTGTAAAGCCTTTGATTTATCTACTGTTACTTCAAGCATGCTTTCACCTCTTATAATATTTCAGCGCAACCGTAATAAATCAAATCTCCTAACAACTCCATAACAGATTGAGACAGATGGCCGTTTTCAATAGGAGATTTTTTAGAAGTGCCCTTATCGCTTGATACTGAATCAAGGCCCAGAATACTGCGGTTATGATAAAAAGATATTGCTTGAATTATTAAAGCCGATCCTAAAATATCAACATCACCGGCCGTTTTTAACCCTCCAGTGTAAGTAACAGTAACTTCACTTGTAAGATCTTCATCAAGATAACTCCCACCTGTCAAAAAGTTGTAATCGGCACCCAAGGAAAGCGTGTTGCCTTTTAAAGTGTAATCAGTTGCGGCTAATTCCACCCCATTGGACACAACTTTAATAATCGACTCCACGGGAGCAAGTCTAAGAGATTCCCCTGTAATCCGGAAAATGGGATAATATTCTTCTAACTCCTCTTTATACATGAAATCACGTTTACAATAAGATTTAATCAAAGAGTAAGTCAATTTTACAGCTGTCTTAACAGCAGGGTCTGTCACATGGATGTTTCCTTCAATCCCTTTGACCTGTAAATAACTACAGATATCTTGAACGGAGGCTTCAATAAAATTCTCTAGTGTAGTATTCGCCATGATTACCCTTCTTACTTTATGACACTGCCGGTTTCAATTTTGACACTTGCACCAGCCACTACTTTCTCTTCCTCCACCGGTTCAACGGACTGTTTCTTACGTGCCAGGTGTTTGAGATTCATTGCCCGGACAGTCCTACCCTTGGGCAACCTCGTTACGGGGAACAATAACTTTTTTCTTTCCCCTGTCTTATTAACTCCCAGAACTTTGGCCAATTTTGGGTCCATCTCTAAATATTCTCCGGCACTTGCCCCTACTGCAAGCTGTGCCTGCGTAAAAGTTCGTTTACATTTGTAAATCATTTCTTCCCCTTTTCATTGTTAAAGAAAAAGGCGGGGGAGACAAATCCCCCTCGCCTTATTTTCTTCCTTTCTCTAACGAGGCCGCTTGTTTTATACAGCCGCCGTAGTTAAAACAGCAAATCCCGCAGGAAGGCCAACAATCATTGCTTCCCGCTGAATTGCTCTCAAGTAGGTCTGGTCATTCTTGAACCCGATATGAGTAGACTGAGCCAGACTGATTTTTTTACGGTCTCCGATATACAGATATTTCAGATTTCCGAAACAAACAAAGGGAGTGGAAACCGCCGTGTCAGTCAGGGCCGGTAAGGAATCCGTCAATTCATACGGATAACCCCATATGGTGCCAGGCTGAAGTCCTGAAGGATTCTGATAAATATAATCACCGGCAGTGTCCTTCAACTTCCGAATGACGTTAAAAATTGTTCGATGCATATAAAACTTTGCACCCCTGAGCGCTCCGGCTTTCAAGGCGGTTATCATATCGCTGAGATGATCGGCGGTGACATCACCAAAACCGGTCTCACCAGCACCCATCACCACCCCATTGGTTCCAGTAGCAAGCAGAATCCCATCAAACGGATCTGTTCCCCCGGAATCGCCTACAAATCCCACACGGTCTTCCTCTTCGGCCATTCCCTCGCCAAACAGAGTCGCTAAAAGGTTGGCTATTCCCAAAGAGCTATCTTCCAACAGCTCAGAGGAGGCCGGAACCATGGCAGCCATTTTCTTGGCGATAAAATTGACATTGCCCAGAACAGGCTTGGACTCGGTTATTGCAGCTTCTTCACCGATCCAATAAACCGTAACCCCGGAAACAAGAGAAGGAATATCCATTTCATTTGTTCCCATCGGAATCAAAGTTGCACCCTTCCGAATGATCCCATACTCTTCGATGATCCGAAGTAGCATTGCCTGAAATTCAGTGGGAACAAGATACCCTCCATCAGCATCAACCCCCTCAGTCATTCCCTTGGCGGTTAAATCTCTATGGAAAGCTCCCCGGCAAAAAGTCATAAAATCAGCGGCCTTCTCCTCATTCCTGAACGGGGTATGTAATACCAAACCCTCATATTCGGGAGCTTCAAGCTGCCGTTTCTGCAATTCTGCAATAACATCCTTCAACATCTTGATTTCATCCCGTTGCCCTTTGAACTCAGCAAGAGCAGCTTGTATTCCCTTCTTTAACTCTTCCAACATTTCCATAATTTTTCCCCTCCACAATAATAAAAAAATTGTATTATATACCTAAACAACACTCGGCATCACTCAACGTTACCCGCTGTTCTTCAGCATTGAAAGAATCCCACCAAGATCCTCATCAGTGTAACCTAAATCTTGAACGGAAATGTCCTTCTCACCCATTTCCGACAAATACTGAACCCTTACCCTTAAAACAGAAAGTGACTCATCAACAGCTTTCATCAGAGTTGTTAAACCCTCCAACTTTCCGTCCAAAGCACTCAAGGCCTCTGAGGTCTCAACTTGTCCGGCATCGTCCCCCGAACCCTCCTCCTCTGACGTTTCCGGCTCTACAAACTCTAGAACATGACGGTTCAGGTGGTCCAGACTTCCCTTCAAAATTTCCGAATCAGCGTCGGCCTCCAGCAATTCCTTAATACTCTCGATATGGCCGTCAACCGCTTCTTTTGAAACAAATACCTTTCCATCTTTCGTGAAGTGATGCATGTATTTGTAAGACGATTTGACTTTAGTTGCCGTCAAATCAACGGCAGCGTAAGCAAACCCGATATCTTCCCAATTCAAGGAATCTGCTTTAGAAAACTTACTTAACAGCCGGTCAACCTCTAACTCAGGGTCAAAGGCACCAGTCTTAACTTCATTGGAGATGAAAGGAATGACCCCTTTTTCGATCTGGCCCATGTTAACTATTGCATCATTAACCAAGGCTTCAATGCCCTCTTGAGTTGATTTATAAAACCCACTCAAAACAGGACTAGGAACCACACCCTTCTCAGCCATTTTAGATCGAATCAAAGCTTCAGGATTCGAGGGAACCGGAACTGGTGAAATTTCAAGCAGCTCCCAATCTACCACAATGCGTCGAGGCCGAGATTCATACTTAGTCAAATCCACCTCAATGCCTTTTCCGGATAAAGTTTTTACTGCGATCTTATCCGGGGATTTTTCATCAACTTCGATTCTGGATTTGGGAATGAACCCAACAGAAAAGGCCCGCATGAATTCATGATCATACATGTAATCAAGAGTCTTACCATCTTCCGTATCAGCAAACGTGAAATCAAACACAACTTCGGTTGGAAAAACCTTTACATCCAAAACTTTGCCCACTGGAAAATCCCAATAATTATGAATGCCGAGCATTACCGGATTCTCCATGAAATTGTCCAACAGAACGCCTTCAGGAACCAAAACTTCTAAATCTCGGTCTAAGGCCAGCGTAGAAGCAATAGCAGTCCTGATCTTTACACCACCCTTTTCACGGACACCTTTTTTTATTACGGCTTTAAATTCCATTTTATTTATCACCCCTCTTATATTATATATTTAAATATTTAATCTTATATTTAAATATATAGGGGAGTGATAAAATTTATTTATTTTTTGACATAACCATGTCTTCCACTGCAAGATAATACAAACCCTCGGTCGGGATATCCGGATTTTCAGCCTTCAACCGGTCAATATTTGCAGCAAAATAAGGCCCAAAAGATTTATGGAACCATTCTTTATGTGCCTGGTCCTCTTCTATTTCTTCATCTGTTATAGTCTCTCGATATACCGTTGGCATTTTACATTCTCCCTTTTATTGGTTCAACAACTACCCACCTTATTGATGCCCTATCTACATGAGTGGAAATAATCTTGTAATAATTTTTTACAGCTATTTCTTGTTCATTCTCAAAAGGAAACAAGTCAAAAGAAGTTATCTCCTTCTTGTTGTTTACAAGTTCATTTACATCTTGAACCGGATTAATTTTCTCAAAAGCCATATTATTATCTAAATACGTTTTCGCTTCCTTTTTTGGTATCTTGATCAAGACTTGATCTGTATCTTGAAAACGATAAGATGCAGGCCCAAAAGAACTATAACCCAAATCCATCTCTTTACCTACGATCCCCGCATCAAATTCTTTATTTGTTATATTATACTTACGTAAAGCCCCGCTTCTTCTCAAAACCAAATGATCTTTTATTTCACAAACCTCTGATACTGCCTTTGGAACCCTTTTTTTGAAAGTATCCCTTATATATTTATTGTCTAACTTCTTGTGTAATTCTGCCAATCTTTTTCCCTTGTGATAAAATTTTTTCATGGCTTGTGACTCAGTGTATAAATCCACCACATGCCTCAGATCAGGTGCCCCCCTCTCCATTGTAGGCATTAAACCCTGCCGAACTAAAAAAGGCGCATCTTCCATCACCTCTTCTAAACATTTTAACTGACGGCCCGTTTTTACATTTCCAAAGTTTGAATCGCCTACCCAATTAAACACCTGTTTGACGTCCGTCCGTAATTTTTTCTTAACTTTCATTACCAATTCTTGATTATTTGCAGCAGACATCCCACCCGCTAGATTCTCTGTCATCTTTTCCCACGCAGCTAATTTTTTAGCAACGGCCTTTTTAACTTTTATTTCATCCAACCTTTTTGCCGGTATTTCATCCATTAAAAAGAAAACCTGTCTGCTTGGTCCGGCCTTTTTATTTAATTCAATCATGCGTTTAATCAAGTCCGAAGCCTTCTTTATCTCAACAGCGGAACCCGTCTTGAGTAAATCGGCTTTTATTTTTGCCAAAACACTATCCTGAATATGGGGTTGAAACTTTGTAAAATCCTCCACAAACTTACTTGACAAAGCTTCCATATCGCCTTTTACATCAACGTCTTTTGGTTTAATCGGTTCCATCTTACCAGGAACCTTTGACAAGGCTGTTGGAATTGTCGTGCATCTACAGTTAGCAGTTTGATCTACTGACCCGTATGGATCATGAGGATACCGACAACCCGTGTGCGGGAACTTTTCACCGATACGAACAGGATCAGCGGCGGCCTGTTTAACATGAGGTTCTCTAACTAAACCATCACCTGCCGAAACCCACTTATGTTCAACCACGCCCTTTGCCTGGTGTCCCATAAACCTTCCAGAATTATACGCAGTTCCAGCAATATCACGAGCCCAAGACAAGGCTTTTTCTTGCGTCAATTGAGTAACCTTAGTAAACAAGTGTTTCCGTATTTGGTCCACTGGCATACCTACGTCAACCGCTGCCTTGCCCAACTTAGATATTCGATTTAAAGTTCTTAAGGGCAGGCTTTCTGCCTTTAATGCCAATGTGCTAATAGATCCACCAACAGTCTCGATCTGTTCCGGGGTCAAATATTGAGTCAAAACAGTTGACCCCTTGTAGTCAGCAAACAAATCCTTGGCAGTGAAAGCCCCCATCTTGTCAATCTTATCTAACTCAAGGAAAGCTTTACTGATTCCAAGATTGACTGTTTCCCTTAATTTTGGCAATGCTCCATCATTCCACACCCACATCCAAAAATCTAACTCAATGTTAAAAACACCCGTGGTTTTAAGATCACTTAAAAGTCTGTCAACAACCTGTCTACCCCAAGTCCTTAGAAACGTTCCCCACCTAATAGCCAATTTCTCAAGTATGACATTTTCATACAAAGTTGCATACTCTCTTCCAAACCTGGACTTAAAGTCTATCAATGAACCATTCTGAAACTTAGAAACGCAACCTTCTGAATTATTAACATCCTCTGAATTATTAACATCCTCTGGAGGATCTTCTGGAGGATCTTCTGGTGGATCCTCTTGTGGTTTTTCGTCTCCGTCCCCCGCTAAAGCAGGATTGCCCAGAATAACGGCGATTTCTGATTTTTTATACCCGGCCGATTGATAATTTTTAACAGCCGTTGACTCATTAACTGTATCAACGTATCGTCCTCTTACCTCTGAAATATTATAATCAATGGTATAGCCAGGAAAAAAAGTTTCAACAAGCCTTGTCTGGAACAGATCAGAAATATTAGTTAACTTTGGGGTCATTGTGGATTCCCAAAAAATTTTCATCTGGGCATTCGTGTTGGCATAGTTTGCATAACGGAAGATGCCAACCATGGCCGGGGGAACCCCATAAGTGGCACAGATCTCTTCCCTTGTGTTCTGCTTACCTGTTGCAAAGTCGGCATCTTTAGCAGATGTATGATGTATTTCTGCATCTACATCTTTACCGCCCACAATAAGCAAATTGTCATTATTTCCCCACCCACCGAAACCAGAAATAAGCCTTTTCTTAAATTCCCTCATTTGAGCAGCGTCAAGTTGCGTTGGTAATTTGACAACGACTGTCGGCCTGACGCCCTGCTTAAAAAAGTTTATATTCCATTTAGAAATATAAAAATCTTCTTCTATTGAAAAAGCCGCCCGGGTATATGGAGCTTCCCCGGTGAATGCGTTAAGGGAAAACCCGGTCCTTATGAATATAAACTGCTCCAACGGATATTTCTTTGACCCGGCCGCCCAATATTTTAAATTCCCCTTGCTGTCTAATACAGGAGTGAGGGAATAACCATCAATCAGATGCAGTTCTGTAGGCACCCCTTCCTTGAACTTGTCCAGGCCTAAACCACAACCCCCAAAGTAAGACAAGTTTAAGAGAATAAAATGTGTTAAATCTGACAGTGTCCTTTTATTCTTTAAACCTCCCCGCAACAACTCTAGTAATGGATCGCCAGCACTCACCTCTGTATCATTCTTTGTTATGATAAGAGGCACCCCCGCCCCTGCTTCCGATATCCTGGTTGAACAAATATAAATCCAACAAACCTTGCGCCACGCTTCCGCAAGAACAAAGGATTTATTTGAATTTGAACCACCACCACCAAAAATATTGCTAAAAATACTCATCTATTCCACCTCATCCCATAAACTTTCATTTAAGACTTGATCTGCAATAGTTTCATCCTCTCCACCAGTTGAGCCTATGAACATCGTGGGTAAATAATTTTGTCCATAATTGAAGACATTGATCACAGAACCAACTACCGCATCACTTAAATCTTTAGACTGTCCAGGCCTGTGGTCAATCTTCCTTTTCCGCTTGTCCCAAACTAAATTTAAAAGCTCTCTCTTAAATATAGAGTTAGCCGGACAAATATATTTATCTGCTATAATCAGTCCTTTTAAAAATAAATATTCTTCGTCGGTCCTGTCAACAGAAACCAAACCACAGTTAATGCCCTCACTTTCTAGATATTGTAAGCTGCTTCTACTTTGAAAACTGTCTAAACTCACAAAGGCTATGTTATAACCTAAATCTCGCAAGTGAACAATAAACTCAGCCACCCTTAAAATGGGAATTTCACCCACCGAAGGGGGAGAAAGAGACAGCATCCATTCTGTTGCCACATGAGGGTCTAAACCTCCCCGCATAGAGCAACCAATGTGAACAGAACAAGCTAAACCGGTTCGATCTGTTGTTATTGACTGATCTATATGAATACATCTGGGAACTTCCCTGTCATAATTCGGCGTATCAATAAAAAAATCCTCAATTCTATCACTTCTTTTGGTGGATATTGAAATGATATCCTTGACAAACATTCTTTTCAACATACTGGTGGTTGCTTTGTTTAAGGATCTCTCTGTTACAAACCCCACAGAACCCCTTAAACTTTTCCCAAGTATATCCTGAATACTGGCAACTATATCATCTAGAAAATCATCAAGAAAATCAACCGGGACCGCCTCCAATTCAAGCCTATCAGCAAACTGATCAAACAATTCAATTGACCCGGCCTTTTTATCATATTCAATTGACAGACCCTCCAACAACTCCACTAAGTCGTCCCGATTCTGAATAACTTTGGGGTCAAACATCTCTGAGCCCAAATACACATGAAATTTGTCATCTGCTGAAAACTTAGCTGCGTTCACTTTCAGACCTTCAACAATGGTGACAAATCCCTTTCCACTACTATTCAATTTTTGAATTCGCTCTTCAACAAAAGGGGACTGATAGGAGGGGGAGGATATTAAAAGAGAAAGTCCGTTATCTTCTCCCTTAATATTAAAACGGGTTTTTCTCCTCCGCAGGGTAGCTTCATAAAGAATTTTTGATTTACTTAAAACCTCAACATCTTTAGGACTGACCACACTTTTATAGAAATCCCCTTCATCAAGGAAAGTTCCAAATAAATCCATACCAATTTGATGGCCTACATCAGAACCATAGGTGACAGTCATTGAAGGATAAACCAGGCTTGAAATTACATTTTTATCACGAATAAAATACTTATTGAAATATGGTATTGTGTCAGCAATTGCCATTATCCTACCATACCCCGTCCTTTTCGCTTGGGTCAAAGAAACTGAAAAATATACAAACCAAAGTATAGTTGATCGCATAAGATTATAAATACCAGGAATAGGACTGAAACAAGACAGTTCATAAATTTTCCGGAACAGTGCAAACGCCGCCGCCGTTGTATTATGATTAATGACTCCCCCGGCATAAAATTGGTGTGTAACAGGAACAGACAAATCATAAACATTTACAGATTTCTTGATGATCTCAACCTTACATTCAGTGAAAACAAACCTTGTTTTGGGAGCCTGAGTTGGATTTGTGAGCCGGTTAAATTCAACCTCTGTAAACTCAAGACCAAAATAATTTATATAACCCTTCATTGATTTAACTTTAAACCGGGGGTAAATAGACAAAATATTTGACAACTCCTGAATAGATTTAATCAATCCTTTTGATTGGGAAGCAATCTCATAATGACGCTGACCCGGTCTAAGAAGCCCAAGTAAAAATCCTCTAATAAAATCTTTATTGCTTTTAAAAAACCACTCAGATAGTTTTTCCATCTCCAGACTTTCACCAAGTGACAAAGTCCCTGTGGCATGACCAAACTCTCCCTCTGTTAAATCTTTAAACTCCTCTGGCCGAGTGGTCCTGTTGTTAAATAAAACAGGAACCTGCGTATCCAGGGCCACTCTTACACCGTTTTTTAGTTCTCCTAGTTTCTTAAGCTGAACCCCGTCAGGAGTAAGGACTTTAATTGGATGATCTTTTGTTCCCGATAAATCTATCCTATCACTGTAAACCCTTACAACTTCCTGTTGGGTAGAATCTTTATAAAAGTAATCTGAACTGTGTGTGTCATCAACTTTGACCTCTAATGGAGTAAACCCATCAACTTCAGAAGGGGCAAGATCTTCTATTTTGATATACCCCTCCGAGGTCATAACACGGTTATTTCCAGTAATACACTTGCCAGAACCCAGACTTCCAAACAATACCCACTCTGGTTGACCTGAATGTATAAATTCGGTTATTTCTTGCTTCCAAAAATCATAAAGCAACAAGCCATCAGGTCCACAATAAAAGCCGTTTTCCAGCCACTTTTCTATCGGGACAATCTCTCTTATTTGTTCAGTTTTAGTAGTGGCATGTATATCTGCAATACTCTGAAATATTTCAATTAATTTTGGTTGCATTTCCTGCCTTCTTTTCAACTTTAGAAATCTCTTTAGAGAGTAGAGTGAAATCTTCCGGGGACATATTTGTCATTTTATAAACCATGGCATCGATTTCTTCTGAACCCTCTAAACCCGAAGGCTCCATTTGAATGGCCACCTTACGGACAAACTCAATCAAGTTGACCACTGCCTTGGATATAACTTGAACATCTTCTCTCAACTCATTCAACTGTATATCTGAAAATTGAACACCCGAGCTAAAATCCCATTGACCTAAAATAGTAGCTTCAGCATCCTCTAAAAATTTTAAATGGCACTCAATCCTTGCCTTACTCTTCTCAACAATGTTAAAAAGAAATTCTTCTACAGTCCGTCTATTTAATTTTGCCATTTCTTTACTCCCCTTAACAAATCATACACCCACCCTACTTATTATGCCATCATGGGTAAATAATTTTATCCATAATTGAAAACACCTATAACCGAACCAACAACAGCATCGGTTAGATCTTTAGACTGTCCAGGTCTGTGGTCAATTTTCTTTTTTTGCTTGTCCCAAACTAAATTTAACAGCTCTCTCTTAAATATAGAGTTAGCCGGACAAATATATTTACCTGCAAGAACCAATCCCTTTAAAAATAAGTATTCTTCATCAGTTCTATCGACAGAAACCAAACCACAGTTAATGCCCTCGCTTTCTAAATATTGTAAGCTTGCCCTCGACTGATATGAATCTAGACTAACAAAGGCTATATTATACCCTAAATCTCGCAAGTGAACAATAAACTCAGCCACCCTTAAAATAGGAATTTCCCCCACCGAAGGAGGAGCGAGAGACAACATCCATTCAGTTGCCACATATGAGTTTGATCCTCCCATCAATGAACAAGCTAATCCAGTTCGGCTGATATGAATACACCTGGGAGCTTTCCTGTCATAATTCGGAGCATCAATGAAAAAATCCTCAATTCCATCATTTCTTTTGGTAGAAATTGAAATGATATCCCCGACAAACATTCTTTTCAACATACTGGTTGGCGGTTTAGCCTTGTTAAAAAGAAATTCTTCTACAGTCCGTCTATTTAATTTTGCCATTTCTTTACTCCCCTTAACAAATCATATGTTTGCTGTTGACTTTTTGTCTTTAACTCGACTTCCTCCCCCTCTAACTTCTTTCTTATATCACTAATAGACTCCATTACATTAGCCAAGGTTATATCCTTCACAAACCGTATGTTCTTCCCGCTGAATAAATAAAACACATAAACTAGATCAGCTCCCAAGCGATCAAAAAGAAGCAACAAAGTGAAATAATCTAGCTTATAGACCCGGCTTAAATAAGCCGCTAGAATTTCAAAGTCTAAACTGTCTCCCTTACTATGGGAATTTTTCTCTTCAAAATCATACTTCTTGGCCCTTTGCACGGCCTCTCCTGAAGGTGGGTCAATGACATCACTTGCTTTTACCAAGGAATCGACAGAATTGACTGTATTATTAATCAAATCAGCCTTTAGAACCTCCCCTTCAGGAGTAGACAATAATGCAGCATCAAGGTGATAAGAGTCATCAAGTTTCCTGCCTGCTCTATAAATATCGGTTGATATAGAATTTCTAACAACAGTGAAAATGAAAGTCAAAAAATTTTGAGATTCATCATAATAATCAAGAGCTTCATACACCCGGACAACCGCCCTGCTTCTTACGTCGTCATCGTGGCGAAAAAGATACCGAACAACCAGATAATCCACAAATTTCAACAACTCGGTTCCAAACTCTTCTGTTTCAGACCCGCCATTAAAATACAATTCGTTTAATTTCATTTAGTAAACCTTGATTTGCTTGAACTCACTTGTCCAATCATTAAAGATTTAATGGAATATAAAAACAAACTCCAATCGGTAGTGTTCTTTAAATACCCACTCATTTTTAAATAATACTTAATCAAGTCAAATCTGAAACTATTAGAAACATCACCCGTGAACTCTTGTTCGGCCAAGTCCCGGATAAACTTGTCAAAGTCTTGCCGGATAATGTGAACCGGTTCTGAAAGTATCCGATCTATAACCAGTTTGGGAGATTTACCAGCCTTTAACAATTGAATAATGGCCCTTATGTCATTATCTAAAACACCCACGCACTTTGTAAATTCATCACCCATTAATACGAATAATTCTAACCCTTGAAGAGAATCTCTAAAATGACCCCCGGCCCTTCTCACTATAATATCCAAAGCCTCTTTTGGTAAATCAATACCCTCTCTTTCAGAAACAGCTTTTACAAGGGAACAAACCTCTTCATTGGTGCCAAACGGATATCTAAGAACTAAGGATCTTGAAACTATTGTATCAATCAGTCCCCCGATATCTGTTGTTGAAAATATATAAAAAATCTTTGCAGTTGAATCTTCCAAGATCTTAAGCAGTGCTGACTGTGCCTGATTACTCACTAAATGGCTTTCATCAAGGACCGCCACCCGCCAGCCTGCCAAAGACGAATGAGCTAAAATATCCCTCATTTGCCTGATTGTATTTACATTCCCCACAACAGCAGAATCAAATTCATGATACTGAGCCCCGCCTTCCAAAGAAGCCTTACACCCGGCACACTCATTGCAGCAATCACCATTTCTTTTTTCACAGTTGACAGCCCGGGCAAATATCCTCGCAGCAGTTGTGTTATGCACCAAAATAGAATTAGCCACAAACATATGCGATTTACTGTTAGTTAAATCGTAAACTTCACCCCTTCCCTTTTCTATTCCTTTAACTTTAGCAAAAAATAGAGAATTTGGCAAGTCCGGGAACCTACCCCTCAATTCAGGAATCAAATTCTCCAGTTTTATTTTGACCTCTTTAAAAGATCCATAGCTTATTTCTGGTTTTTCAAGGAAATAACGATTAATTTCTATAAGTGCCTTCCGCATCCGTCTGGTTAACTTTACCCCGGCCAATAATTTTTTAATGAACAAGACACCCCCGGGAATTACATTATCATACCTTATACCACCAACAGTCAAAATATATCGTTTACTTTGGGTGTTACCTTCTCGCATTTTACATACAATCCCTTGACTGTTGTGCATGTGAAAGACAAACAAAGCAAGATCTTCAAAATTAGTTCCATATTCCATACGTCCTAAAGGGCTGTTTTGAGTCATCTTAAGCAGGCCCCTGATAAAAGCGCACTGATTAGACCAAGTTGTATTCCAAATAATATCAGGAACCTTCTTGCCCTCCACCCGTCTATTAAAAACTCCTAAGTATTTCAACCAGCTGTTAAAAGCTACATCATTCGGAACAATGTCAATATTATAAAAGCCCTCATGGTTGCTGTCTGCTGATCTTTTCGAGGATACCTTTAATTCCATGTCAAGGTAATCTTGTATCCAATCCAAAAGGTCCAGGTCTGAAGAATGAAACGGAGATAGTCCATATTGCAATCCGTCCCCTATCAACAGACCAAGGAAAAAGGCCTGGGAATTATCCAAAGCTTGTCGAGCCTTGGCTTCTAAACACTTCTTTTTAGTCTCAATTGGATCCTTTGACGGGACCCACACCGTGCTCCCCAATAGATTCCATGGAACTGGCGAAATGTCCTGTATTACAGTGTCCCCTCTCTTTAGAAGGCTTAACTCTTTGAATGTCAGGTCGAATTTGTCTTTATCCCAACTAAGAACAGGATGCTCCAAGGTTCCCCCTAACTTGTTCCCTTCTTCAGTCTCAAAAAAGATTAAATCCCGCTCTCCACCATAGAAAAAAGCGGACACCTCTTCAAGTTTTCCGTGAACCAATACTTTTTCCTTGGCCTTATAAAAAGCTTGTTCAATTAACGGTCCCCCGGGTGATAGATCCTCAATCCTTCTAAGACCTTTTTCACTCTTAATCAGTGAACCTTTAACCACACACTTTCCTTGACCATGAGGACCACACAATATAATTGATCGTGGTGCCCGTTCTGGGTTCTTAGCTATCCGATTTAAAACAGAAACAGCGGGAATATTACCCGCCATTTCTGAAAAAGTTTGGGGCCTGTAATCTCTTGTTAACATCCTACCTCCTCAACCTAATTAAGATGTCAATGCCATAACCTTATTCGCAACAATAGATACGGGGGTTTCTAACATACTTCCCCCGCTTTCAATGAATTTTTGGTTATAGTGGTTAAAAACCAAGGCTTCTGCGTTCTTTGTCGCTGAAATTGACCCGTTGATTCTGTGCGACATGTAGGTAATAATATTAACCGCATCTTCCATGCAATCAACTTTATCCGGAACCACTTCGACAGACACGTCAAGATCTTTACCGCCCTCTATTATGTCAAGGTGCTGTCTTGCTTTGCCTAGAATAGTTTTAGACATGCCAGCTCGTTGCAAGTCGTCACAATCATCTCTTGCCATGTCCACCCCGGAATAAACCTCTTCATGCATGAATTGCTTTAACGCTTTATAATCACCGGCCAATCCTTCCAGGACATCAGGAACCGCACTCATAACCCCTTTAACTACTGTAGGGGCCACTTTCTTAAGATTCATGTTAAAAACATTATCAGTAACACGGTTGATCAACCCATTTGTGCAAACAACCCGCCATAAACCGGATTCCATTTGCGCTCTACCATAATAAAAAATAGGAATATCAACGAAAACACAAGGCTGAAAAGATTTTTTGTCTGAAGGATCCACAGATTTGAAATATCTCACCATACCTGTTTGATGAGAAACATTAGACACTTCCCAACCATTGGCCGGATTAAACTCCATTACCTCGGCGGGATCATTCCACCCCCAATTCAAAGCAGGTGCCAGAACGTTTATTCTTTCGTCATTCATCAGACCGTAAAACTTATCACCCAATTCAGTGATAACACTCCTCTGAGAAGCAAACACATTTTGACTGACGGCATCAGGTAGCTTATTCTGAAAAGACGCCGGAATATTTGCTAACTTGCACAAATGACCGAACCCCTCATTTGACAATAACAAACTTCTCTCGTCTGAATCCTGTTGGGTAAGCTCGATAATTTCACCAATTCCTAACTCGTAAACATCACCGCCAAACGCACTTCCTAACTTTTCCATGCTGTTTCCTTTCTTGTAATTGATTAAAACCACATTTACTTATATGTTATACGTTCAAAACCGATTTTAAGGGTTTCAAAAAAGAATAAACCAATTGATCTATGTTTTTTGTATTGTCAAGCAGTTCACCAAAATCATGTCCAGGGGGTCTGAGTCTAAAAACCGGTTTACCTAAACAATCTGGATTGGATCTCACAGTGTCAAACACTTTTTCTCCGGGACCATCTCTATCTGTAGCAATTATCAAGGCCTTTGCTATCTTAGCAAGTAAACCAATCCAACTTTTAGTTGGCATAACTGTCAACGCTGAAAGAACAAAAGGATAACCCTGTTTTAAAACAACCCCATCTTTATAACCCTCTGTCAATATAATTGTCTCGCCTTCATAAAAATCAAATTCGGTCCAACCAAACAATGCAGGTGTTCCAGTAGGACAAACCCTGTAAAAATCTTTTGACTTATAACCTCGCAACAAGAATTCAATTACTTGTCCGTCAATGAGTTCAATTGGAATGATCCAAAACAGTGGGTTCTTCTGATAGAATGGATAAAGATTGTCATCTTGTGGAAGCAAGTCAAGATTCAATTTGACACTGGCCAGGGCCAATTCCTTAGATTTACTCAAGGCACTTGCCCGTTGATAAGGATTCAAAGAGGGTTTTAAATCAGACGCCTTATAAGCTCCCCTGTATAAGATCTCCATCTCTTCCATTAAATCCATTATTAACCCCTCACAGTGAATAAACCTGCCAAGCAAGCCGGACAAAAATCAGCCTTTTTGTCAGCAGGTATCATTTTACCAGTAGAATTTTGACACCCTGGTGTTTTGCATTTCCCTTCTCCAATATACACCCCTATCTTACGTTCAAGAGAAAAAGAAAGATACATTCTTTTGTAAGTTGTCTTAAACCAGCCTGCTAAACAAGCCCATGGATTATAATCATAAGGCAAAGCAAAACAGCCTTGACTCCCTGTAGGTGAAGAACAAACTGAAAAGCCCAACACCTCCTCAACAAGCGGTTTTTCCTTATACCCCCCCTTCCCACACCAATCAGGGAAAAAAGCATAACCACGATCTAACCTACCTAGCACTTTATTTCGTATATCAAAGGCTGAAAGACTTGAACTAAACTTCCAGATTAACCACAGATCCTTATAAGCTTTTGGAACAAAAGGGAATAACTCAACTTTTAAAACCTTTGCCCCTGTTAAATCACCATTCATTTTTTCAATTACTGGAGCAAAGTCTACGGGCTCCAAAGTTTTTAATAACGACATGTCAAAAGATCCAAACCCACTCCATCTATCGGGGGACCTACGGACAGTAAGTCTTTGTTCAATGTCTCTACCCATGCCATAATAATTGCCCGCAACTTCTGGACAATAGTTGTTAAGTAAACCTCCGATCCGGTGTGAAAGAATCCTTTTTAACCTGAAACTTGCAACGGGGTCACTACTTATCATGTAACTAACACGAACACTTGAAATGGGCCTTGCTTTAAACTTTGCCGTGGGTACTTCATCAGGGGAAGCGTCAACTCTGAGTTCCCTGTTTATCATTTTTGTTTTTTTGAACTCTTTATCTATGCAATTTCCGCAACCATAACACTTAGGATTAAGATTTGAATCAGTCCGTAAACAATACTCAGTCTTTTTTTTACCGACAGATTCAACCAGGGCACGAAGTTTAAACTCTTTCATGGCTGAAAACATAGAGCTGAAATTCAAATCTTCAAAAGATCTTTCTTCGGAACAGTAGTCTCTTATCTGCTGATCTTCTATTATACCCACAGACCCCATACATTTCCTGATAAGCTGCCTTCCTTTATCCCCTGTTACGCTTATTGGTTTACCCTCATTATCAGTTCTTCTCACATAGTCTAAAAGAATTGATGAAAGCAGCCTGCCAAAATCAAGTATTGTCTGTTGAAATGCAAACCCGGTGCCCCCGTTAAACTTGATATTCGCTCGCTTAAAACCATGAACACTTTCAATTAACTTGTTCATTCTGGGTGAGGGAAAAAGCTGTTTTTCCATTGACTTTCGAGGAAGCCAAGCAACCGGCGTCATTTGATATTGAATTAATGCAGTGCAAGAAATCAATACAAAAGTTTTGACTCCGTATTTATCCCTCATTGCCATTATTTCTTCTAACAAATCAATAAACTCCTGAACGTCCTCTTCCTCTTCAAACCCACTAGAAACAATGTTCATTTTCAGGTTTCCGAGTCTCTGTTCAAAAACATTTTGACAACACCTCAAAATCTGATCCTTCGATAAATTTTTATTCAAGTAGTCATTTCTGATTCGCTCAGAGATACCTTCGAGGGCAATGGATACCTTGTTAAACCCCGCTAATTTACTGAACTTGAGATAATCTTTATTATCAGCTAAAGTGTCAGCCCGCATTGTAAAAATACCAGCACTGGGAGCCTTGGCGATTGTTTGTGTGTAAAGCCTGACCATTTGAGAATGAAAATTGGAGTTATAAGAGAAATAAGAAATCATATTGCATGCGGTAACTTTGTTGACATCATCAATACAGGCCACCACATGACTATAGTCTTTTTCACGCCATGGCCCCGCCACTAACCCTTCATGACACTGGTGAGTAATCACGGAATCAAAAGCACACCAATGAGACATTCGAGTGGTCAAGTCCCACATCTCTTCCTTTTGGCCGGTATACTTGATGCTTTCCACTCTGGACACAACCACTTCACACCTTAAAAATTTCTTTTGTAAACTATTAAGCTCACATCCCTCTAATTCTGCCAACAAAAATTTAACCCTTGTTGCATACTTCCTGCCAGCATACAAATCACCCAAGCCATACTTTTGAGCTTCTTCTCTATTTGGATAAGTTGCCCTGACTTCATCTACTAAATCACCAACTGGGAAAAGTTCTGTTGAAATATCCAGGAATTGATGTCCTGCAAATTGCTTTGTGTTATTACCTATCAAATCAACAAAGTCATTTTTTGATCTGACCCCTTTAATGCAAAGGCTAACAGTTGCCCGCCTTTTGTTTACCCCTATTCCCTCACATTTATCAATATACCGCCGCACCTTCTTTTTATTCTTGATTGAATCAATGCCGAGTAACCACAACAATTGTTGGACCTGGGAAACCATTTCAGATGACACCGTAGTAAGGCATGGAGTCTTACCAATCATCCAACCTTCAGCTTGAAATATACCTGCCAGGTAAGGTGCAATTATATCAAGAGGTGAGTGAAAAATCATTTCCGGAATAGTGGCAAATTCTCTTTTTTCCTTAATATTCAATACATCAATCAAGGTAGCATTGAAAGGATCAGACAAACATGTTGAATCTAGAATTAAACCACCCACCCCAACTTCAGCAGCATCCCTGCCAAAAACTTCATTTAGAGCCATACAAAGCTTAGTCCGATCATCAGATTCACAAGCACAAGACAAGAGGTCAATATTTTCATAATAGTAGCCACCCCCTTTGAGATACCCAAAGGCATAAGCAAACTTTTTGTCGAACCAATACCCACCAGGCAACTTTTGATATGGTGGATTATGAACTTCAGACCCCAGTCTGATCAGAACCCGATCACCCACATGTAAATTGGTGGTAGTTGTCTCCTCTAATTGACAAGATTCAGGATTTAAAATCATAAACTTATGATGCTTATCAACTGGTAGAATGTTACCCCGATCAAACCCGACTTTGATTAACTCCCTCTCTCCCTGACAAAAAACCTTTTCGATCAAATCCGTATGAACCGCATCTGTTGGAACAGACTTTGCCTCAGATAAATCTTCTATTTTTAACAAGCCATCGGGAGTTCTTACCCGGGTTCCCTTGGCCACGGCAAAATAGCAACTCCCATACCCGGAACAGCCATGGGAAATCAATAATTGACCTAGTCCAGCTAACTCATTTCGTCTTAATAAAACGGGATCCTGGAAAATAGGCCCTTTAGTGTCAAAGTCTCTGTGGAAATTTACCTTTTTGGGGACCCAATCAAACTTCGGTTCTATCGACTTAATCTTATGACCTCCAGGTTCAATATCAAAATCATAGCCATCAGGATAATAAAGGCTGTCATATTTTTCAACAAATTGCCTCAAAACAGCCATTTTATTGGCTTTAATACCGCCCTTGGTTTCCACATTGAATTTAATAAAGTCTTGTATTATCAGAGGTAAACGGCCCTCACCTTCGCCATAATAACACAAGTCAAGTATTGACCCTCCAGGCAATCCATTTAAAATATCTATTTGATCAATAACATTACCTCCACCAAACACAAATGGAGAACTGGGATCTTCTACCCGCTCTTTATGAGTCATAGGAACAGCACCGTTTGACCCAAGCATCATTAAAAACGCCCTGATTGTTTCTTCATGAACGGAAAAAGAAAAAGAAACAATATCAAACTCATCTAATGACTTATAAGAACACCACCCAAAAGAAGAGGGCAATTTTTCTTTTTTCATTTCTTTTATGTCTTGAGGGTCTAAGACACACATGAAATCAATGTAAACAGGCTGTTCGGCTGTCTGGCCTTCCCTGATTAACATCTTCAGTTGTGTTATGGTTGATGCTTTGCCCCTATCCTTAAAGCCACTGAGAAAAACCAAACAAATCTTTAACTTAGCATCTTCCCACTTAGGATTCCCCATGTTAAGATCAAACTCACCGACACCCGGAGCGAAGTCCACTCTAGGCAATACCTTGACAATACCTTCTTTCAAGTCCATCACTTCTCCTCAATATTAATTGGTTGTGGCATGGTCCAAACTTCTGTTGTAAACCCTCTCAATGAGCTTGCGGAACTCCCTCAATCTAGGGGGAGGATCTATGACAAGAGCAGCTTCATAATTACCGGTAGCCACGATTTGATCTACAATATTAATATACGCTTTTTCCCTATCGGTTAGAAGGCCCGTGGTAATTTTTTCTAACGTAGATACCAGGGAATAAATCGAATAAATATCTTGAGCCGCCTCTTCAGTTAGAACGCCCTCTTCTTTTAAAATAGTAATTAAAACATTTAACGGAGTCTTCACAGTGTCCCCCTTAAGACATTGAACCGAAAACAACAGTAGTTGTGCCATCAGTTAAGGCAAAGGAACCAATACCGGTTTCTTCAAACTTTGTATATTTAAAATCAATTGTCGGTATACTTGAAAACAAACCAATTGCCATACTAAAGACATTTGTTGGAGCAGCGGTGGAAAATTCTACATTTTCCATTACTCCAATAGGTATATTGACAATTTTACCGGTGGAAGTCCTGGCAACAATTCTTACTTTATTGTCTTCGGCCTTAACGTTAATTAATCCGGTAACCCCAATCATTTGTTTAATCATGGTAGCAATAGACCTAACCTGAATTGGAGAAATAACAAGACCTCCCACAAACTCTATTTTATTTAACATATCCGAAACGGCGCTTAAATCTGAACAATCAAGCTTTACAAAAGAAACTTTGTAAAAGTCAGTTTCAAAATGCAAGTGTTCTTTGCCATTTATGAATTTAACTTGTGAAGCAGACTGGAATACCTGAGATAAAACGGCCATATCACTTCCCCTGATAGACATGTCAGGGAAGGTCTTACCGGAGTCAATTTTACACAAGCACGACAGGAAGTTAAAATAAGCCACGCCATTTTCAACCAGCATCCGGCGATCCTCTATTTTTGTTGACAAGGCGCATATTGCAGCACACCTGGAGGAGAAATCAACGGCCGGTAGGGTGTCAATTTCAATAGACTCACCGTCTGGTTCAACAAGAAACATCCCTGGATCCAAATTGAAATTCTCCAGTTCAACCTCTCCACCTAAAACCGCCGTAACTAAATAGCCATCACGATCTTGAAGGACGACATGGCCGGGTGAATTACGAATAATAGACAGCAGGAATTTAAACTGCACAATGTATGAAGTTTTCAACATGTTGGTGGTGTTTTCTGCAATCACATAAGTTGACAGGAATGTTCCCCCGTTATTTGCATATAAATAGATCCTGTTGCCTTTGGGCTGAATCAACATAGACCTGGAATATACCTCACTAGAATCTTCTATCACCTTTGAAAACGGCTTTAAGGCCACGAGGAAATCTGCCGACTTGATGGCTGCATGAGGTGTTTTAGTATCGTCAAAATTACCTACACCCACCTGTCCAGTTGCAAGCTTTTCTATTTCTTCTGGTGTTATTTCCAAATCGTCCATAGTTTCAATTTTATCTTTGTCTTGGTCCATCGGTTCCCCTTTTCAAAATTCAAGTAGTTGTGTATTGTATATATGCTTTATATACGTTATTACGGGCTCTGGTGCTTTCATTTTTGTTAAAACTTCCCTCATTGATTCCCTTTTAACTTTTGATTCTTCCAGAGTTGTCAAAAAATCGGTTATATTTGATATGAACACCTCAAGGCCTAGATCTTTCTTCGTGGGCTCTTTAATAAATACCTCACTGTATGGCCGATGCTCAATGGAGATTATTTCTTGAGACTTTACACCATTGTCACACTCAAGCAGTAAAAACTTTGGGACCCTCTTAAGATTAAATTCATGAGATGAACCCCTGGAAATTGCCCCAATTCGATACAGATTAGTATTGTTTATTTGTTCGGTAGCCTGCTCTGAATGCTCGTGACCTAGATAAACAATTTTATAATTCAGCTTTTTGATATATTCCTTGGTCAAACTGAATGACCTATCATGCGGATAGTCATAAAAATAATGACCGATCAGGACTTTGTCATTGGTGGTATCAATAGGCACGTCAAGATCTTTAACTTTTGATACAGTAGGCATTCCAATAAAAGTAGTATTTCCAAAACGTTCTTTTGTCAAACTCTTAACCACTCTAACAGACTCCATGAGGGCCAGGGCTGTTCGGTTATAGTTAGCATCATAATTGGAATACGGAATATCATGGTTTCCGGGAATTGTATAAATCTGGGTTCCTATCTTTTCCTGGATCCGGCGAAACGCCGTTGCAATAACGTTTAAAAGGTAACAAGATACCGTCGGCGTGTGAAAAATATCACCGGCTATAATGAGGACATCAACCTTTTTACATACAAAAAGTATTTTACGGAGAATGTCCAAATTATAAGACTCAGTTCTGGAACGTGGAACACTTCCGGAAAAATGAGGATCCTGGATAAGTCCAACTTTTGTTATACTCATTGCTGGTTTCCCTTCTCAAAGACAAGCTGTCCATTGACAATTTTATATGTTTTGTTCGCATACTCACTGAACCTTGGATCATGTGACACCATTATAACATGAAAGTTTTTAGATTTACAGTATTCCTGCATGAACACAAAGAACCGTTTTACATACTCCTCCGATAAATAAGAATACGCTTCATCGATAAATATTGAATCAATGCCAAGATTCTCTAAATAAATCACGGAAACAATAAAAGAAATAACAGTCTTGATTCCTTTACCGGATGATCTTTTAATGTTCATCCATTGTGGATCTGAATCAGAATGGTTCATAATTTCAATAACAAGTGACTTACCTCGTGAATCTGACATGAGCAGACGTGCTGTTATGCGGTGATTCCAAAATATGAACGCAAGTGCTGAATTTATCGTATCAGACACCTTCCCGATTGACTCAGCATAGATTAGATCAACAGCTTTTTTATAAATATCTGATGACATATCCAAGAGCTTGATTGCATTAGGAATCTTTGACAGAGTGCTTTCAAGCTCTACCTTACGGTGTTCAGACTCATCAAGAATACCCTTTGCCCGAATGAGTGAGTTCCGCATCAAGGTCAAATCAAACGTCGGTCTGGACTGCTTGTCTTGAAGACTGTTTTGACGTAGACGCCGGGCCGTGTTTTTAATTTTTTGTATTTGATTGTCGGCTATCTGATTAGATCTATTATCCATTATTTCTCCAGTTCATTAACGAGCGGTCCAACAGTCTCCACGAATGATTGGACTGCAATTGCAGACTCATCTAACGCTTTTTTCAAACTGTCAAACTGAGTCCTAAACTCCCCCATTGACGTGACAGCGTGCTTGGTGAATATTGCCGTCAAGCGGGCTGTCTTTTCCTTTTCTTGACCCTTTAACGTCTGAATTTTTGAACCCAATGCAGCAAGCTGTTTATTAAGCTCTTCAAACTTTTGAACATCATTACCAGCGGTCATAGTGTTTTACCTCCCTTTATACAGTTAATTTGTGCTTGTCAGCTTTGACGTTAAAGCCGATGACATGACGTTGACTCGTGAAAGTCAACTAACAGGTTCCATCCAAGAATCATCTACCGGCAACAAACATTAAAAGCTTTACTTGGTTTTTTTAAACTCCACGGTTTATCGCTTGATTGTATTTCAAGCCAAACATTGCCCAATTGTATTTTAAGCAAATTCGTGACAGTCTTTTATACGTAGATTCAAGGCAAACTTTCAAACAATCTCTACTCAAGGCAACTGCTTTATTATATTAAATATATACCCCTTGAGTCCTTCCCTTATACCTTGAATCTTTTACCCTTTCCCTTTTACAGATCCATACCTTTTCCTAAACCTTTACAATCTTGAAGATCACTTCCACACAACGGACATACTTTGTAACTTGATAATTCTATGCTTATCTCTTCTCTATGTTTCATGCACAAGTCTTTTTGCTTTTTTAATTGATCGAGATCAATTTGTATTTTTTTAGCTTCTTTAAGACTTTTGTCGGTATCTTTAAACGATTCAATCGAATCGGTATCAAACTCTGGAATGTCAAAACTTAATATCTTTTGCAATCTACTAACTTCTTTTAACAAAGATCCTGCCTGATTTAAATCTTTTTCAGAAGAAAACAGTAGATCATAATCTTTTACAGGTTCCGGTGGATCCTCTAATTCGGCAACCTTTGTCAAAAATACCTTGATTTGTTCAACCTCAATAAGCTCTTTTTCTAACTCTTCCAACTGGTCCAGGTCAAGAGGGTTTGGTATTTCTAATTTTTGCAACTGGGTCAAGATCTTTGACCAATTAGCAATGCCGCTGACAATCTCTTGATCCTCTTCAATGCTCTCAACGTTCTTTAAAACAACCTTATAATCATTATAAACCCGGTCTAATTCTAGAACTTGTGCTTCGAGGTCCACTTTTTTAAGGTCCTCAATTTTCTTGTTCAGTGTCTCCAGTTCTTCAGTTGCAACCCGTTCTTTAAATAACACCTCAGTTTTATCGTTTTTAATGGCCTTTAAGATAGAAGCAGTGTCAGCTACCCCCCACATACCTTCAAACATCAGGAAAAGCTCCGTTGCCGTCTTGGAATAAGGGAATAAAACAGAATCCTCACCAATCACGTTCGCAAGCTCATTACCTCCCAGTATCAAAGGTTTAAAATTGGGAGCTATGTCAGATAATTTTGACCGGCCCAGTTTCTTATCCACCACACCATTTATTTTATATGCCCCGGATGCTTTGACTCTACTCCACTGTATTTTATTCTTTCCATGTTCGTAGAGAACATCGCAGCCTTTTGTCCCGTGCTTAATCATGCTAGCACCCCACCCAGGATTCAAATGTAAACATTCCCAAGCACGAATAACGGCAGTCTTGCCTGAATCGTTCGGTCCTGTAATAAGGGTGAAGCCTTCATCAAACTGAAAATCTGCTTTACCCAAAGCCTGAAAATTTCTAACTGAGAATTTAATCATTATACTGCTCCCCTTCTTTTGATGTTCTTTATTCCCCTTCTTAACCAAATACGAAGATCAGGATTGAATTTTAACGCCTTAATTCCTATCCTCCCTGGTGTTTTATTATTTAAAGTTTTATTGTTTTTCTTTAATAGCAACGATATTTTCATAAGATAAACACTCCAGTGCTAAATTGGCCCAAATGGTGAATTGGGAGAAACCCTGGTAGCAGGCCTTCACAGCATTTTACACTTTTTCATGTTTTTTATTTGCTTTCTTTTCATACACAATTGATCTGTTGGGTTATTTATTTCTGGTGCCAAATTCTCCCAAATGGTGAATTGGGAGAATCAATGGTGACGTGGGTTCACACATCTTGGGAACAAAAAGTTGATTTTAATGCTTTGATTTTTCTGCTTTGTTCTTTATTTCTTGCTTCAATTGCCAGATATCTAAACGTTGGGTGAAAATAGACTTCTGGTTTTAATTTGTCCTTTTTCATATGTCCGAGCTCGCCACGTTTTACAGCAGCGTTTAAAGATTTCCGAACATCACGGGAAAGCTTATGGACAATGCGAAAACGCTCACTTCTTACAAGCTGAACATTTGCCACTTCCGCAGTTATTTTTCCCTGCTGTAAATGATCGGATAATCTTTCTCTATTATTTTGATGACTCATTTCTGTTGCTCCCCGGCGGTCAAACTTAACCACCCGTTATCCCTGGCAAAGTCTTTTAATTCTTGAAAATTGGATTTAACAAAGGCGTGAAGGTCTGGAGTCCTAAGCTTTTCTTGTCCTCCCTTATACGCTAACTTCCAATGACCGCCAGCACCACCAGTTATAGCCTCCCTTATTTTAAAAATCTCAATCAAAGTAAGAACATTACTGACCCCCAATCCATAAATGATCGGCATTTTATGTTTAATGAACGATCTTTCATTACGGTTCTTTTCATTCCACAGCCACGCCCAATTCCCGTATACCACTTCTTGAACCCCGGCAACAGTATCTTCATTTCTTGAAATTCTAGGTCCATTTGCTAGACGAATACGGACATCCGGCATAAATCTCAAAGCCTGCCCCCCGGCTGAATCAGTGGTAACATGCATAAACCGACCCTTCCCAGACATTTTAGTTCTCATTTGATTAACCAGTGCTAGAATAGAACCGGCATCACGTAACTCAGGCTTCCATTTTTTCAACAAGGAAGAGGTCTGCCGGGATTCCAAACCAATTTCAATTTCAGCAACGGCCTTTTCCCTCAACTTAGCTGGTAAAACTGAGGTGATTGAATCAACCACGATAAAATCATACTTTTCTTCAAGTATTAACTTGACAAACAATTCGTCAATTTCATCAAAGGTTATTGGAGATGCTATATAGAAATCTGCACCTATAACATCGGAAGCCCCTTTGTATAAACCCATGTTTCCCAAAATGCGCTTTTTGACACCCCGCTCCACATCTAAAAATGCACACCGTAACCCACGGGATAAAAGATTTCTTACTGTTGCAAGTAACAAGGTGCTCTTTCCAACACCTGACTCAGAAGAAAGCTCTACCAAATCGCCTTTTTCCAGGCCACCACCTAACACAGTATCAAAAGCGACAATACCAGTTTCAACCAGGTCAATATCAATAAAACTTTTTACCATTTTACATCCCTCATTTCTAAACTGGGTTCCCTTGGAATGAACAAAAACTTCCTTCTTATACGGTCATATTCTATTAAAACAAGCAAAACAAGAGCATCTGCTTCATGATCTGTAATTTTTCCTTTTAACCCGAACAGGTCCGTCATATATTTTACAATTTTCTTTTTATCTGATTTCCTTTGTTGAAGTAAAAACTGGGCACCCCTCCCATTAAAGAAAACCATACCCCCTACTTTACGGGAATAATGAGTAACCAGGACACCAATTAAAGCATATAAACCTGGAGCAAATTGACCTTGAACATAAGGTAACTCAATATAAATTGTGGTTTTAAAATCAGGCTTAAAATCTTGATCAATTTGTTCAATGATTTCCTTGCCATGACTAACCAATTCAGGAAAAGTTCTTTTGGTAGGCATAAAACTTTTAAATGTATAACACTTCGAATAGATCTTATTATTCAAAGTGTTATACATCGCCACCCCAAAAAACTTATACCCGGGATCAAAAGAAAGGAGCCTGGTAGGCTCCTCAATAGATTGTTTAAATACCATTTTTTCAGCTTTCAATGGTTTAGTCCCCCAATAGATCCTCAATTTCAACCGACGAATCAAGTTCTCCTGTCTTGTCATTCTCTCCACTTTCAACTGTTGCAGGTGTCCCGGCTGTATTGGGAAGTGTTAAAGCTGGTGACTCATCTGGTTTAACACCCTCCTGACAAACCAGTGGATCGGCGAGCTCTAGACCTTCAGCAAGAGAGCCGGGCAAATTTGCGGGCAATGGAAGAGCAGGAGCAGCAGCAGGAACCGCAGGAGCAGCAGCAGGAACCGCAGGAGCAGGAGCGGAAGCGGTTGATGGCTGATTTTGTAATGCCATAGCCTTCAACTCAAGATATTTTTGCGTTGTAACCGCACGAGCTACTGAGAGTTCAAGCAAGGCCCCAAAATCTGCATATAACTTTTTTACCTCCTCAATTAACACCTTATCTTGACGCCACTTGCAGGGACCGGTAATGATATCAAAGGCCAGATTTTGATATTGTTCATTTGTGCATCTCACAAGCATATCTTTTTGGGTAAGATCGGAATTTAACTGATCTTTGACCATGAACTCCTCATAACCCTTGAGAGAAAGAGAAAGATATTTCACAAACACCGGTGTCCCATATTCCATGGATGTCAAACTTCCCTGGACCGAATATTCCAGAACCGGCACAATATATTTAATTGATGGTAACCCAAGATCCTGGCAGCACTGACCTTGAAAACAATAAATATGCCCCACTCCTGGCATATAATGCAATGGGGCTGCCTGGACACTTCTTGAAAGAACATTGAAAAAATAATTTACACCCATGGAAGCCTTGAATCTTTCAGCTGAAACCGCTTTCATCGTGCTTCCGAATACCAATTTTGTCAATGACATTTTTTCTCCTCCCCTTAAGCTATTTCTAAATCTCCTAGTAAATCCGCTAAAGTTTCTCCATCAGAATCTTCAACGGTTTCAGGTTCTTTGACTGGAGCGGGCTCAACAACTGGAGCGGGCTCAACAACTGGATCAGGTTCTTCAACAAGGTTATCAAATTTAAGAATCCCCGGGTCAAAGTCTGGTCCAGATTCTTCACCCGGTCCATTTTCCACAGCAGGTTCTTCAACCAGTCCATTTTCCACAACTGGAGCAGGTTCCGGCTTGGTTTCTTCGGGTGGCGTAGACAAATCAGGTTTCGGACCCCCAGTAAACATTAATGAAGCCAAAAGCGGAACACCGTCATTGATCGCCGCTTCGATCCGGGTAGAAGGATAAAACCTCGCCTTTTTTCTTCCTGACCGGCCGGAAACAATATGACAAATACGCCCAATCCCACTCAATGACAGAGGTATTTCACGTGAAATATCAAACATAGTGTAAATAGTTATTTTTGCCAGTTCCCACGCCTTTTCCCTCGAAACAGTCATACCAGCCGCCTGCAAATTTGCCTTGAAACTTTCCACAAAGGCGTCTTTGGTCTGGATCGGCTTTCTTTTCTTTTCTTGCATAAAACTTCCCCTTTTTTATGGATTGATTAAATTGACCAAATCTCTTAGGGCTCGAACCCTCTCACCTAAATTATATGACACTGACTTATACGTTATTTTCCACTCTTCCAACTCGCCTAGATATTTTTTTGCTACTGAGCCTTTAGTGGTCCTGGAAGAAACCTCATTGGTAAACTCTGATAATTTCCGTTTAACCAACTGGGCCTGGACCAAAAATACAGAAATATCATAAAGCAAGGAAGATATTCTATCCAATTCTGCTGTAAACTCTTCCCGGGTAAAAGGCTTTGAAGGTTTTTTTATTATTTCCGCATTCATCAACCCAAGATCACGTTCAAATCGTTTTAACACCACTGCAACATCATTAAAATCAACCATTGATAAACCCCTTTACTTTTTCCAATAAAGCTCGCATCCACTCCCATGTATGAAAATTCCTGGCAACCATGCCAGGATGCAGGGCCGGAACTATTAAAATTTCTCTCTCATCAATACTTCCTTTATACATTACCCCCAGAAAAACGGCCGGACTCGGATGGCTTCGGCCTAGAACCCCCTTAACAGCATCCAACCCCATCAAAATAACCACCTTTAAATTGGGTAACATTCTTAAAGTCGTTCCGGTAAAATCTTTGCAGGCTTCCCGCTCAACCTCAAAAACCATTCTATCCCCGGGGGTGGAACAATGAACAATATGAGAAATAAACACTTCATCCCTGGTCAATCTTAAAACCTCTAAATACTCATCAAATTGCCAACCCATCTTGCAGCCAGGATTGAAGAAATGACCATAAATTATATCATCCTGACTTGGATTGCGGCCTATTAAAGCAACCTCTGATTCCAAATTTCCGTTGTGTATCAATGGATCTCTTAACCCTGTCGCAGCTAAATTACAACTCCAGCAACCTTGAATTAAGGCCAATGACGGGCTCTCAGGAAGAATTGGACCAATGTCAATGGGGTCACTATTTAACAAACTTTTAAACCTGGTGTCACTAATCATTTAACACCCTCCAGATGTTTCTCAATTCTTTCTTTTCCAATATCAAAATACTTTTTAACGTTTTCAATGCCTATAAAATCACGATTTGTATTTATACAAGCAATGGCAGTAGAAAAACTTCCAGCGGCAAAATCCAAAACGGTTTCACCCTCTTTTGAATACGTCTTGATTAAATACTCCATCAACGCCACTGGTTTCTGTGTTGAATGAACTTTGCCTTTTTGAGAAGCGTTACTGATATTGATCAAACTTTTTGGATAATACATGTCATTCATTGCCGTTGACTTGGTGGGAATTATTCCATAATTCTCACTTGTTGAATAACCACCCTTCTTCCGTAATTTACCCCTAACCATTTGAGGGTAATACCTAACTTTACCACTTGCGAACACACAAACATCCTCGACTATTTGAAACGGTCTAATTTTAGCTAAAGCGAACCCTGCTGAGTTGTTTTTATTCCATTGCCAATTATGACGCCACATTTTCATATTGGATGCCATGAGGATGGTGGTGAAGGGCTGAGCAGCGTTTAAAACTATCCCACAATTCGGTTTAACAATCCTCTTTAATTCCATCCACATAGGTTCAAGGGGGATCATAGAATCCCAACTACAAGCAGTTTTTTCAAAGGGTGGGTCTGCCATCACCATATCAATTGACGCCGATTTAATTTGTTGCATTACCTCCAGACAATCACCTTGGATAAGTTGCAATTTATTTCCCTCCGTCACTTGAACATTTTCTTAAAAACTCCATGAAAGCTATTTCTGATTTGTCCCCTTTGAAAAAACACAAAATAGCTTCTGAAAACCTCCCGTTATAACTTTTGTTCCTTCTTAATACGTTAGCATAACCCACAGAAATACCAACGTTATCTTCCACCAATGTTTTCATTTGCATAGTCAACAAAGAAGAAAGAATTACCATATAATTCCTTTTTATACTGAGATAAATACGTACACTTTTAGAAAAGCCACCAAACAAACCCCGGTATAAATCATAAATGCTTTTTAACTCCTCCACCTGGACTCTATCAAATTTTCTGTTTATCCAAGCGACTTTCACAACTTCATCAAAATCTTCGGACTCAATCAATATTTTTCTATTGGTCGCTGATATTTTTATACCTTGTTGAATGTAAAAATCAAATAAACCTTCCCGGGAATCTAACGCCGTTCCACCACTGGACCGACAAATAAAACTACCCGGGGGAAGTCTACCCTCCCATTTATCCGAATAAATAATAGAGGGTTTTAAAATAAACGGAGGAATTGGATCCTTGAAAACCTCCAGCCCTGGAAAATAAACCCCCAACAAATAAAGATTCGCTCGTTTTAAAGAAATCATAATCCCTTCAAGTATTCAATAGCTTTTCTTGTGACAATCCCGCCCTCACCTATTTGCATTTTAATCAAACTCTTGTCAGGGTCTACATACGGTAATTTAATCACTTTAACCATTCTAGATAAAATGGTTGACAAAATCGGATCCATGGCCCGAATAACCAACGATCCTTTATATTCTTCCACAAATTTTAAGATCCTACCCTGCAAAGAATGATTTAACCACCGGATATCAAGTATTAAATCCGGGGGTTTGGTCCTTTTGAGATATTTGACATAAAGCTGATTGAGTTCAGCAGCACTATTCAATTTCACTATTACGGCCCCCGCCCGATCTTCTGGGACAGGAGCCGAATCCAACAGTAATAACCTCACAAATTCCCCCTTTTAGTTGGTTAAATACCTTTTAACTAATTCCTTTTGCAGCTGTCTTATTCTGAAATCAGAAATTCCAAAATCACTTGCTATATCGGAAGAATCTTGATTGGCTGACCTGGTGAATAATGATCGCCAAGTTAAAGGATAATTCGGAGATATCCTTTTTTCCGGAACTGCTCGCTCCATGTCTAACAAATAACTTTGTAACTCCACATCAGATTCAAGCAGGCCCTCAAGAGTCAATCCTTCAGTGCCCCCGATTTCTTGATGAATGCTCACCTCTTGAACCGGGGAACCATTTACCATCCGACTCTTGGCAAATTTTGCCCTTTTAACATCGATCAAATAATTCTTGGCAATCCGATAAACCAGCATGTCTAGGTTGCACTTTTCCGAATCATAGGATGAAAGTCCTTTTCGACTCAAAATATTGACAACTACATTTTGGACAAAATCTTCCGGCTCCATATATTTTCTTATTTCCCACCCATGCTTCGATGAATATTTGTCAAGTGCCAGCTTAATTTCTCCGATTCTAGAACGCCTAACATCTTCAATCATTTTTAATTCCCCTTTTTATTTTTTGCTTCATTTTTGACAATCTGCTCAAAAGAAAGAGCGGAGGAGCTTGTCTTTAAAGATGGTGAAACTCCCTTTGTAGTGACCATCCTTTTTTCACAGCCAACAATAACCAATATACGGTTGTCCGGGTGTTTTCTCCCTCCGATACCAAAACCGGTTTCTCCCCCCTGATTTTTTCCAACCATAGAGTCAAAAATCATTCTAGGATTTCTTCTTGACAATTTTCGCAGTAAGGAACATATTTTTTTGCTGTGAAATCATAAACTTCGATTTTAGCTACGGTTTTGCACCATTCGCACTTACATTCGTGTGTGATTTTTCTTGTTTTCATTTTTTATTCCCCTTAAGTTTGTTGTTGTTGTTTGCTCTTATTTAGCTTATCGGCATCCTGCAAAATAACTTTAACTTTTTTATTCGCAAGGTGAATTAAAAGTTTTTGATTTGCTCTTTCCACTTCAAAAACAAGTCCAATATCCTCTTTGGTTGATTCTCCGATTGTGGAGCGTCTCACATTTTCTGTCATTTTAATTCTGGGGCACGTAAATATTAATAGTCCCAGTAATCCTATGAACCTTGACCATTGTTCCATCGCTCCCTTTCATTCCACAAACCTTCAGACCGCTGGAATAAATTTTTCTTACTAATTGATACGGTTCAGTATCACAATTATCTATCCAAAAATTAGAAATTTTTATATTTTGAATATACCCAATGGCTCTCTGAATAGCATAATCCTCAAAATCATTCGTAAAATATTCCATCATTTCATTTAAATCATTCATTTTTTCTTCCCTGATCTCTTTTGCTCTTGGTATCATTTTGGTTCCCCTTTGTGGATTGGGTCCAGGATTGTTCCTGTTCCCTTTATAACTCTTATCGGCATCCTATGAAATAACTTTAGCCTTATTCTATAAACCTACCATACATTCAATATTTTGTCAAGGTTTATCCAAATTCCAGGCGTCTGGACATCCACAATTTTCACAGAACGGAAATTCGCAACAGCCACAAATCAAGCATACCTGTTGCCCACATACATGGCAGCAAACACCCAATATAATTATCCATCATTATTTCCCCTCAAAATTATAAGACCAATTTCTTCAATACATCTTCAGACAAAACACAATCAAGATAAGTCTTGTCAGTCCTAAACCCACGGATCCAATCAGCTTCAGCATGCATAATCCTTTTAGACTTTCCAGAAATATCCTGACCGTTAACAATTAAAACCCGGTTATAATATTCTTCTTTCAAGCATGGGTTACCATTATCATCAAGCATTGACATTTCCTTTCTTAGATCTAACGGCACGGAAGAAATAGAGCATATATGATGCTCTTTATTTTTTGACCCCTTAATCAACACGGACATTTTAAGAGAACCAATCAACCCTAAGTCTGACCACTCTTTTCCTTCTGTTGCCGGAACAAACCCGGAAATAAAAGCGTCAAGGTCTGATCCTAACGATTCATTCATTGATCGCTTCAGTTTAACCTGGGTATCACGTCTTCTGGAATCAGTTCTAACGTATGGTTTATAAAGATTCTTTAAAACAATCCCTTCACACCCTCCAGCCACCAATTGATCAAAATATTTCTTCTTGCCTGTTGTAATGACCTCCGATTGACTAAACGGAAGTTGTTTTTCCAGGCCTCCTCTAACCACCTTATTTAGAACTTTTTTTCTGAAGTGGAGGTCATTACGCCAAACCGGAGTTTCCCCTACTTCCAATATGTCCCATTCCTTGAAAAATAACTGACATTGTGTTTTCTGAATTTCATGGGAATCTTTAGCATTAATACTGAGAATCGCCGTCACCGCATCTAAAGCAGTCTCACAGACCGTTCCATATTTACGAAAAACAGTTGTGTCAATAGAGGATTTCTTAACAAAACACTCCCCATCCAAAATGAAAGATTTCTTAAACACCCCCTTCCATTGTCCCGGGGTAGTTATCACGCCATCTTTAATCAACAGTATCTTATCAGTGTATTCGATTGGTTGGAAATCGACCACTGAAATATTCCTACTGAAAAATGTAAAGCCCTCATCCGGATGATAAAAGGGTAACATCCGGACCCCGTCTTCTTTCTTCTCAGCAATATAATCGGGGGAGTTCAACAATGCATGCTTTTCTTTTTCCTTTAAATGTTTAAAGGAGAAGCAAAGCATGGGGGATTCAAGCTCGTTCCGTTTAATTCGACCCCATGAAGGGGAATCAATTTTCTTAAAATGATAATCCATTAAAAGCTTGATCATCGCTTTTCTGGTGATTTTGTCAGGGATTATAATTCCCCTGATTCTACACTCTTTTTTTAATTGTGCTGACGTTCTTTGCACGGCTCCTCCTATCAATTTTTACATGGATCAAAATATCTTTTTGATCCACAGAAACCTCTTTCTTAATTGTCAGAGGTTTCATATTCTTACAAAACTCTTCTCCATAATAAACGCACCCAGGAACAACAAAACTACCTGCATACAATGAAATACTCTCAACTTTAATTGTATGAGACTCATTACTCACAAAATCACCGACCCTGACAGGATTGTTTTCTTGCGCAAACCGTAACCCCCAGTTTACTATCTCCCTTTTTTGCCTTTCTACAATTTCATTAAACCATTTTATTTCTCTCTCTTCTCTGGTATCCATTTCAATTCCCTTTTTATTATCTGATTTGCTCTATTTGATCCAATCTCTTGGAACTCAAATCTTTAACATCATTTACCATGTCCATTGCAGAAAATGCAAACCAAGCATAAACGGTTCCAATAATTGCTACTGTGATTATTATTTTTTTCAGCATGGCATTTCCCCTTTTTTGGTTGGGTTCAGGATTGTTCCTGAACCCTTTATATAATTTATCGGCATCTTGTGAAATAACTTTAGCTTTTATTTACGAATGAGAAAGTTAGGATATTTTTCTAAATTATTGCCTGGATAATACGGCCAGGCAATAAACTCACCAAGAGTGTTATCGTGGTGGGACGTGCAAACATAACCCCTTGCCTCAAATTCCTCCTGGTAGGATTCCACCAGGCCGGAGGACATTCTGGACTTTTTATAATACCGATTCAGGTAGTCTTCGACCGAATCAGCCTCAACCACTCTTGTCATTGCTCTTTTTCTTGTTTTCATTTTTTATTCCCCTTAAGTTTGTTGTTGTTATTGCTCTTATTTAGTTTATCAGCATCCTGCAAAATAACTTTAGCTTTATTATACAAACCTACCATACAATATTTTGTCAAGTTATTTCTTGAATCTCTAACTTAAGTTAAACTGAAAACAACATGTCAAAGGTTATGAACCAAATTAATAATTCAAATTAAGGGTAATTACACGCACAAAAATTTACTGCCAAGAAGAACCCAAATTAGAACGGGAAAAATAAATGGGTAGTCCGATATCTTTTGAACTTTTTTCTAAAATGTCCGTCAATTCCTTGACTTTCTCCTCTGTTGCTTCAATCGGCAACTCAATCAAAAATTCATCAAATATTATACCGATCAATTGACCTTCTTGTTTTTGGGTCCACTGCTCAACAACTGGCAAGAGCAGTCTAATCAATTCCCCAGCTGTTGACTGGACAGCATGAGAAACCATCGACTTTTCAACATCTGTTGAATTTTTAAATATTCTCACTGTTCCGAACATTGTCTTTGATGAAAAGTCGGCCCGTTCCGTAATATTGGCCATGAACTGTAGAACTTCCGGATATGTATTAAAAAAACTATCAATGTAAGATTGGGCTCTATCCTCCGACACTCCCAACTCTTTAGAAATTAAAAACTTCGTGCCCCCATAGACTATTGAAAAACTAATAGCCTTTGATTCTTCTCTCATTTCTGGAGTAACCTCTTCCAAACCCACTCCAAAAAGTTTAGTAGCGAAGGTCTGATGATAATCCCCAGAATTCAAATCATTTAAAAGAGTCTTACACTTAGAATAATAGGCCAATATATAAAGCTCCACCCGTTTGGCGTCGATCTTCCAGAAATGCCTACCCTGTTCAGGAATAATACACGCCCGATATTTTTTAGCAAATCCCGTGTAGTTAAAGCCCTTTGTATATACACGGCCAACATCCGGTTTAATGTCATACGTGGAAAACAGCCGCCCTGATTGAACAGCTTGTAAAAGTTTATCAAGGGAAGTTGCTTGACGACTAATCGTAGATGCCTTAACTGAATCCCCTATTAGTTCTGGAGCTCCCGGAAACCGCTCAACTGCCGCTTTAGAAAGAGAAGCCCCCCGGGTGGTCATTGGCCAACCTGGAAACTCTCCCGCTAATAACTTAGCTTTCCTGGAAAGAGAAGCAGTCGTCTTTTCCCCATGCTTATCCAAATAAAAAGCCACCATGGACTTTTCTTGTTCGACAAACCCTGAAAGCATCTTTACATCAACCTGCATTCCCCTAGTTTCTAACCGCTTCAAAATCACATTCGATGCATCCAAACAAATTGCCATTTTATAATCCTCTGTTTTTAATTTCTACAAGGTTGGATTGATAAACAGATCTGGTCCCCTCTCTTTTTGACAATTTCCCCGCTTTTGTCAAAACCTGACCTACATAAATACAGCAGGGTTCGGAAGAAAGATATATTTTCTTCCTTCTTACAACAATTGAACCAATATGATCAGTAACAATATCCCCAATTTTAACAGTGCAATGGGATAAGGCATAGACCTTCTGTAATTTCAATTTACTGTCTTTTGCAGTTTTATCTATTTCCTGCATTCGCATTTTAAATTCTTCCAATTCCATCTTAACGCCTCCATTATAAAAAATCTTAGCAAGTGGATTGTTCGGTTCGTCTTATTCCATGCCTATAATACGGATTTGATTTGTTTAAACATCAAGTCCGTATCAACCACAAAAGCGAATCTATTAAACCCACCTGCTCTATGATGTTTATTTACAAAAATTCGCATCATTTCTTCGAATCCGGCCTGTTTTTCGCTTTGATTTCTTTGGCTTTTCTTATCTGAGATTTGTTTATTCCTATCATAGCTTTGCCCCTTTTGGTCGGGTCCAGGATTGTTCCTGTTCCCTTTATAATTCTTACCGGCATCCTATGAAATAACTTTAGCTTTTATTTAATTTCCTGTCCAAGTTCCAGAAATCTGAGGTCTAAGAATGTCCCCAGAACAGACTGGGCATTTTACTTTTGGCACAAAATCACGGCCATTCCAGGCCACATATTCTTCGTCAACAATACTGTCATCATTATAAATATCGACAGGGAAATAAAGCTTATCACCGTCAACAACTATACCACACTTGCTACAACTGATTAAATTCATCTTTTACCCCCTTAAATGACCTTTTTTCTTTCATGCCCGACCCCGGCAAGAGCTCTGTTGCTTTGCTTTAAATAAAGAGTGACACACTGAATTATATTGGTCCTATTCCTATGTTTGTCTTGTGAAACAATGTATATATTCTCAATTAAAACATTCAAAGCTCTGATCGAGCAGTCAAGATCCGTGCATTCATTGGGTGGATATAAACAACCATAATCTTTTGAGAAAAACGACTTGAAAGAGTCAAGCCCTTTAACAATTTCAACCTTCATGATCTCAATGTCCCCACCCCTATGAACTTCAGACAATTGTTCAATTCTTTGGAGTTCATCACGAGCCATGGAAATAAATTTGTCAATTATACCAAGGTATTTGCCCTTTGACATCTCATCTTTTTCAATGAGTGAGTCTTTAATCCATCTGATTTGTGTGTTGTCGTCGATAGTTTCATCAAACTCAGTCAATTTTGTAGGACTTTTTGACCCTGACTCATTCCAGACTATTGTAGAACTTTGACGACCCCGGTTGAATTGCTCAATTGTTTTATAAATATAAATCCAAACCGAATCTGCCAGCTTATTTTCATACATTATCCGGTTGATTTCGTTTCGGTAATAATCAGACCCCCGGAACCTTTCGAGAAAATCGGGTATTGCATCTCTGACTTCTTTATTTGAAACAGTCTTTTTACAAAGCAGTTTGATACCCAATCTTCTGCTCAAAGCATGGGAAGTGTCTTCAATTTTCAAAAGGCTGAAATTCTCCATAGAACTATATTTTCCAGTTTTCCGCTCACTCTTTTTCATTTTATATACCTTTATGAATTATGGTTTGATAAGAATCTTGTTAGGCTGTTCTTTTTCTTTATGAATTATGGTTGCAAAGTCCTGGTTTTGAACTCTTGTGAATACATAAAAATCTGTTCTATAACCAAAACCCCATTCTTTAATGTAGAGTGTAGTTAAATTACTTACGTGAAAACCTTGATTTTTTAACTTGACAAGCCTCGTTGCTGTCATTGAGTTAGCTAAACATAAAACTCCAAACCCTTTAATAGAGCATTCGGCCATTTTAAAAATAAATTCTTTTGGTTTCGAAAAAGGAATATTCGTGACAACCCAATCGTATCTTTTAAAGCAACGTAGAAAATCCTTTCCCACATCTATTTCAAAAAATTCTTTGTTGTCAGTAGGGAAATTGTCATAGAATGCGCCGTGACCTAGACAAGGATCACACCAGCTAT